GGTACTTATCAGGTGATCCTAATGTAGATAAGTTAGGAGAGATATATGGTAGAGTGCCTGAGATATGGCAACGAATGGTCGACGGTAATAATGAAGTAAGATCTAATTACGGTTGGCAATGGGAACGTAACTATCAATTAGATTATGTAATCGCAAAGCTTAAGGATAATCCTAATACTAGACACGCGGCAATAAGTATATATGATGGTAAAGAACATCATTACTATGCTAAAGATACACCATGTACTTATGCGGTTCAGTTTACAGTATTAAACAATAAACTAAATATGTCAGTTGTGATGCGTTCTAATGATCTCTGGTACGGTTTCTGTAATGATCAGTATTGTTTTTCAAAGCTACAGGAATTAGTCTCAGAGAGGACAGGATATGAGATCGGTACGTATTACCATTTCGCACATAACTTACATTTGTATAACGATAAAATAACAAAATAATGTATTATTTATACCACATACCAGGTAAAAAGATAGGTGTAACACGTGATCTTAATACCCGTGTTACATTAATTCAGGGCTATAGCTCTAGTGAATATGAAGTTCTTGATCAATCGGATGATATAAATTATATATCAGACAAAGAGATAGAACTTCAAAAGTCTTATGGCTATAAGGTCGATAGAAAAAAATATAAAAACCTTTTTAAGAAAATGAAAATAAATGTAACAGAACAGACTTCAACTTTTGCAGTTCCTTTAAACAAACTGAAAGGACATCTTATGGACAATATGAATTTAAAATGGGAAACATCTCATGGTCAGTTCTATATAGATATGCAAACAATACAATGGATAATGGACAACGCTAAAGTTTCTATGTATAATGATAATAGATCTTACGTATACAATAAAGCTTTTGCAGAATATTTTAAAGCAGTTAAAAGCTTTAAACCGTGTAGTAAAAAACCTTTAAAAATGTTTGAGAACATAAGACAATGGGCTAAAGACAGAGGTTTATATGACAAAGGTAACCCTATGGTGCAATATGTTAAGCTACAAGAAGAAGCTGGCGAGCTAGCTAAAGCTTTATTGAAAGATGATCAACCAGAAGTTATAGATGCTATTGGTGATATGGTTGTTGTGTTAACAAACTTAGCACATCAACGAGGCGTACACATAGAAACATGTATAGCTGAAGCATACAAGGTTATTAGTAAAAGAACAGGTAAAATGATTAACGGAACATTTGTAAAAGATGAAAAATAAAAATATAGAATTTAGAGATCCAGTCGTAGAACGAGTTGTAGATAAATTTATTAATCGTTCTAATGTCGGCTTTAAAAAGTATGGTTCAACTCTACACGACGAACGTACTAAAGGTTTAAAAGACTTATCAGGTTATTTAAACGACGTACAAGAAGAATTAATGGATGCAATACTATACATACAAGCAGCAAGAGAAGAAATGCAAGATATGTCTGAAGAGCTTTTATTAAAAAACATTAACGTTTATGAAGAAGAAATACTCTAAAAAAAAAGGTCCAGTCAGAAGTAAAAAAGTAACATACGATGGTATTAAATTTGCTTCAGGATTAGAAGTTTATATGTATAAAGCTTTAAAAGCAGCTAAGATAGTTGCTGAATATGAACCTGCCTCTTACACGTTGCTTGAAGGTTTTGAGTTTGGAAATGTTTGTTTTGAAAGACAAGCTAACGGTAAAGGTGAATACAAAGATAGAGGTTATAAAAAAATTCTACCTATAAAATACAAACCAGATTTTGTAGGTAGAGATTTTGTAATTGAATGTAAAGGTAGGCCAAATGAATCGTTTCCATTACGTTGGAAGATGTTTAAATCATGGATGTCATTACACGCACCCACTATAGCTTTATTTAAACCACAAAACCAATCTGAGTGTGACTTTACAATAAGACATATTGAAGAGATGAGAAAAAACCATAGAACAAATGCAAAGAAAAAACAAACTGGCCTCTAAACATATAGCTAGAACTAAATATAAAGAACGTAAGATCGATACTTATATTAAATGGACTACAAACAAAAGAGGTTATTTAAAATGGAAAGATCTTTTAGAGATCCATAATAAATATAATATTAAATGTTATGATTAAAAAAAATACGTCATGGGAATTATCTACAGGATTTTTTCCAGGTATATTATTTGGCATAAGATCTTATGAAGATGGTGATTATCAAGTTGATCACGTACTTTATTTAGGTTTTATAGATATTTGTTTAAGCTTTTATTACGAAGAATAATGGCAAAAATAGTACTAGCAAATTATACAAGAAAGAGTAAAACAAGACGACCTGGTGTTCATTCTAAAAACGCCTCTAAAGGACAGACAGGTTATAAAAAACAATATAGAGGCCAAGGACGCTAATGGGAATACCACTATTTACAGAAAGAATACCGTACAAGCCTTTTGAATACCCTGAGTATTACACTGAAGGTTGGTTAAAACAAGCGCAAGCATTTTGGTTACATACTGAGATACCTATGTCAGGCGACCTTAAAGACTGGAACGAACAATTAAATGATAAAGAAAAAAACCTTGTTGGAAACATACTACTCGGCTTCGCACAAACCGAATGCGCTGTCTCCGACTACTGGACGCAAAAAGTTGTATCTTGGTTTCCGAAACACGAGATACAACAGATGGCTATGATGTTTGGATCGCAAGAGACGATTCACGCAGTAGCATATAGTTATTTAAATGAAACCTTAGGTCTTGAAGACTATGAAGCTTTCTTACATGAACCAGCTACAGCTGCTAGATTTGATAATCTTGTAGCTTATGAAGGTAATGATCCTGTAGGTATAGGTAAATCATTAGCTACATTTTCTGCATTTGCAGAAGGCGTTAGTTTATATTCAGCATTTGCTGTGCTTTATAGTTTTCAAATGAGAAACTTATTAAAAGGTATTGGCCAACAAATGAAATGGTCTGTAAGAGATGAATCATTACATAGTAAAATGGGTTGTCAATTATTCAGACACATGTGTTCGCAAGTACCAGGTTTAAAAGAAGAATGTAAAGAGCATATATACGATGCAGCTTTAACTATGCATAATGCTGAAATGACTTATATAAGTAAGTTATTTGAAATGGGTGATATTGAAGGAATAACAGAATATGACCTAAAACATTTTATTAAAAAACGTACAGGTGATAAACTTAAAGAACTGGGCTATAAAGCAGAAGGAAAATTTAAATTTGAATATGACCAAAAGTCAATTGACAAAATGGCTTGGTTCGACCATCTTACTGGGGGTCACACTCACACTGATTTTTTCGCTATTAGGCCGACTGACTATAGTAAAGCAAATGAAGGCGAAGACTTCGACGATGTATGGTAAAATACAAAATACTAAGATTTTTAATCGAAAGAAAAAGAAAACTAAACGCTAGTGAAAGACTAGCTACTCGTATAGGTTATATGGGAGCAGGTTTTCTAGTAGCAGCACAATGGACAATAGAACCAGCTTTATATATAGTTGGTTTTATTTGTGTTGGAGTACAAACAGCATCGCGTAAGCAATGGAACTTAGTTGCTTTAAATATTAATGGCCTTATTGCTTGGCTAAAACATTTTATATCATGAAAGAAAATGAATTAATTTTAATGAAAAAAAAGATCGAACAATTAACTAATGTAGTTAATGGTTTAATACAAAAACTACAACAAGTAGATATAATGTCTAAAGGTACTTTAACTGCTTTTCAATTACATATAGGTGAAGATACCTGGAAAAAGCTAGTTGAAGAATTACAAGATGTAGAGAAAAGAGCTCAACCAGAAAAAAAGTTTGAAACAGATGTGGAATAATGAATGGAAAAAAGGTGTTGATTACCCTAGTTGGGGTGACACTGATGTGTATAAAAAAACTATAGGTGGTGGTTATCTTTTAAAAGATGAATCACCTAAAGATGCTTACCATAGGGTTTGTAACACTGTAGCAAGACGTTTAGAACGTCCTGATATGGCTGAAAAATTCTTTGAATACATTTGGTCAGGTTGGTTATGTCTTGCATCCCCTGTGTTGTCTAATACAGGAACAGACAGAGGTTTGCCGATCAGTTGTTTTGGTATAGATGTTGCTGACAGTATACATGACATAGGAACTAAAAACTTAGAGATGATGCTACTCGCAAAACACGGCGGTGGAGTTGGCATCGGTATAAATCAAATCAGACCCGCTGGCGATAAAATTAAAGGAAATGGAACATCTGACGGCGTTGTGCCTTTTTGTAAGATATACGATTCAACAATACTTGCCACTAATCAAGGATCTGTCCGACGAGGAGCTGCATCAGTTAACATCAATATTGAACACCCCGATTTTGAAGAGTGGCTCGAAATTAGAGAACCTAAAGGAGACGTTAACCGTCAGTCGCTCAACCTCCACCAGTGTGCTGTGGTCGGTGATAAGTTCATGCGACGAGTTGAAACAGGAGATGTTAAAGCTAGAAAACGATGGGGAAAGCTTTTACAAAAGCGTAAAGCAACTGGAGAACCTTATATTTTATTTAAAGGAAATACAAACAAGAGTAATCCAACAGCATACAAAAAGCATGGTTTAAAAGTACATATGACCAACATATGCTCTGAGATTACATTACATACTGATGAATCCCATAGTTTTATATGTTGTTTATCTAGTTTAAACTTAGCTAAATATGATGAATGGAAACATACAAATGTTATATATGATTCTATATGGTTTTTAGACGGTGTATTAGAAGAGTTCATACAAAGATCCAAGGGTAAAGTTGGGTTTCATAATTCTGTAAGATCTGCTGAGAAAGGTAGAGCTTTAGGATTAGGCGTTTTAGGTTGGCACACGTATTTACAAGAAAAGGGCCTACCATTTGAAGGATTATTAGCACAATATGAAACACGTAAAATATTTTCACAAATTAAAATTGAATCGGAAAGAGCCTCTATGGCGCTTGCTGAAGAATTTGGCGAACCTCTTTGGTGTGTCGGCACTGGGATGCGTAACACTCACCTTAGGGCTATTGCTCCTACCGTTAGTAACAGTAAGCTTAGCGGTAATGTATCTCCTGGTATTGAGCCTTGGGCTGCTAATGTATTTACTGAGCAAAGTGCTAAAGGTACTTTCATCCGCAAAAATCCCACATTGGTTAAGCTCTTTCGCAAACTTAAAATCAATAATGAAACTACTTGGTCTAAGATCTTAAAAGACGGAGGATCAGTACAAGGGCTAAAAGAACTTAATAAAGTTATGGTTGGTCCTTATAATGATATACCAGCTAAAGATGTATTTAAAACATTTAAAGAGATTAATCAATTAGAATTAATTAATCAAGCAGGTATCAGGCAACAGTATATAGATCAAAGCGTAAGTTTAAACTTAGCTTTTCCTAGCGTTGCCACGCCTAAGTGGATAAATAAAGTACATTTTGAAGCTTGGAAGAAAGGTATTAAAACCTTATACTACACTCGGACTGAGTCAGTATTACGTGGAGATATTGCTGAACAAGCAATGGATGACGGTTGTCTTAGTTGTGATGGATAATAAAAAAAGGGCTCTCGTAATGAGGGCCCTTTCTTGTTACAGGATTTTTGGGTATGGTGCCCATTTTTTCTTATCCTATTTTTTTTCTTTTAATTCTTCAATTAATTGTTGTAATTTTTCTACATCTTTTTGCAAGTATTCTATTCTTAAATCTTGCTTTGCATCATCTGGTAATGCACCCATTTCACCTCTAGGCCATTTAATTCTAAATTCATCATTTAAAGTTTGATTATATTGTAACCTTGAAACATCTTTTTCTAGCGTAGATATTTCAGCAGTAAGATCAAACCATATTCCAGCTATAGTTACAATACCAGCAACTACACCTATCAATGTTTTAATATCTAGTTGAACTTTTGATGTTTCATCTAGTTTCATCGTCTGTAAATTTTATCTTCTAGTTTATCTAAACGTTTATCATGATCTTCAGCAAGCTTATCCATCATTTCTTCAAGATATAAAAGCTTTTGATCTATAACTTCATGCGACTGTTGAGGCGGTAGTTTTTTAGCCTCTTCAATACCAGCTTTGTTTACCTGAATTTGCTCAGTCAAAGTAGTATAAGTCATTGTTATAGATATTAAACCACCTATTATTAATATAATAGTTTTTAAATCTAAACTTAAATCTGGCTTTCCATCGCCGTCTATGTCTACACCTAATTCGTTACTCATAAATATTTATTTAAAGTTTTACTCTCCACATTTTTTACTAGGATCTCCAACCTGTCTCCAGTCTTGCTTAACCCAGTCTTTTAAATTTTTACTAGCAGTACCACTAACATTACTTTTACTAGTTCTTTTATATTTACCTTTACTAGCCGCTGATTGTTTAGCGCTGATAACAGCTTGCTTTTCAGAAGCACTCATACTAGCAATTTTAGCTTTAGGTAAACATACCTTTCTAGTTCCACCACCTTTAGTACCTTTTACTGGACCACAACTTTTTTTAGCAGGTCCGCTACTTTTAACACAACTACCTTTTGCAAATCTACTAGTACCTGGTTTTCTTTTGTAACCTTTCCAACAGGTTAATGGTGACTTATATTCCATTAGCACTTACCTTTACCTTGTTGTTTTGAAGCCCACATATTAGCGTAAGCCGATGGATATACTTTAAATTTTCTCTTAGCTGCAGCCTTGCAACCAGCGCTTAATTTTCTAGTTAATGGTGATTTATTCATAATTTTATTTTAAAATGTTTTTCTTTTTTTAGAAGATTTTTTTCTTGTTTTTCTTTTTTTAGGTTTATCTTTAGCCCAGTCTAATTCCCATTTTTGCCAACCTAAAACGTTTGCTATTCTCATCCATTCAGCATTTTCTGAGTCAGACGCATCTTTTAAATTTTGTAATTTTCTTATCCCTCTATCTAAAGGTAAATTAGTAGAAGCACTAATAACTTGTCCAATAGCAAGCCAAGCAGGGTTATCTAATGACCAACCCTTTTCTTTTATTTCTTTTTTATTCCAGTCCCATGTTCTACCTGCAGATCTTAATTTTCCTATTTTAGAAGATACAGGTGGTGAAAAATCTAATAATTCTATAGCGGCATCTTGAGCTTCAGCTCCTTCCGCTAATTTAATTATAGTGTTTTTTAAAGTTGATACAGCAGCACCATGAAAGCCTAACCCTCTTAGTAATGAATCAGCCATACCGTTTACAATGCCTGTATATTTTTTGTTTAACTTTTCTTCATCAGGTTCATCATCTCCAAAACCTATAGCAAATAAAGCCTGTTGCAAAGCGTTAAATATTACATTTTGTATTGCTCCATAATATATAATCTTAGATATATTTGTTTTATCATCTCCTCGGCGATTCTTAAGATCACTAGCAGCTTTTTGCATTATTCTTGCATACTGTGCCGGGGTGTTAGCAAAAGCTAATATAATACGTCCCATTGGACCAGCCTGTTGTTTACTAATTCTATCAGGTCTACTAGACTGTTGGTTTTCTTCTGCTATTTCTCTAAAGTCTAAAAAAGCCTGTGCTTCAGCTTCTTTTTGTGACATACCAGTTTTTAATAATGATTTTAATCTATTTCTATAAAATGTAGCGCCACCAGATGCAATAGCAAAACTATCTGCTATTTGTGTAGGTAAAAAACCTAATTTTAATATTTTACTTATAAAAGCTTTTGCTTTATTTTTAGATTCAGCAGCAATTTCAGCAATATCAGCTTCAGCAACATTTATTTTTAAACCATTACGTCTTTCAATTAAATAATCAGAATTCATCAATTCCATGACATCTTTCCAATATTGTTTTTGATTACCAAAAGCTTTAGCTGCTTCTAATATATTATTATCAGACCAATTAATAAAATTAACAGCTGATATAGTTTGTAGCACAGCTGATCTACTGTTAAAGAACATTATAGCTCCTACAGAACCATTGATCCAATCTATAAATCTACCAGTTAATGTATCGCCTTTAAAACCTCTGTTACTACCAGTTTTCATACGACCAAGTATATCTTGTAAAGCTTCTCTATAACCAGTGCCAAAAGCCGCCTCTAGTTTATTCATGTTTTCTTCTGTGAACACATTATCTACATTTGTTTGCCATTGTTTTAAATACTTAGCTCTTACAACATTATTTAAACTAGCAAGTAAATCTGTACTTATAGTACCCGCTAACCACCCACTTTGTGGTTTAGGATAACCATTTTCTTTATTTATTGCAATTAATTGTTCTGAAAAAACAATAAGATTAGCGTCGTTTTCTACAAAATCAACCAATAATTTTTGATCAGCTTTAGATAATCCTGGAATAGTCATTCCCTGCTTAACCCACGTGTAAACTCTAACAGCATTACCTACAGTGTAAGGTTCTCCAGTTATTTTTTTACTTAAATTTTTAGGACTAATATTTAATAATTTTTTTAAAGTTTTAAAATCATTATTTAAAGCAACCCTAGCGTTAGATATATCTATATTTCCTCTTGCAAATGGATCTAAAAAATTCTTTTTAACCCAAGCTATTGTTGCATCGCCTTGTTTTCCTTTACCAGCAAAATATCTAGTTAAACCTACAAAATCTTGAGCAGACGGTGGTATGCCAAACAAATCAAATCTACCTTTATCCGCACCAACAGCTCTAGCTTTAGTTTGACCGTATCTTTTTTCTTTACCAATACCGGTTGCTTTTTCTATAATTTCGTTAAATTCTTTATTTAAATCTTGGTCTTTACTAAAAGTTACTCTAGCTTTATTAGCCTGATCATCTAAATAAGCCATCCTATCTAATACATTTTTATTAGTAAAAACTATATCTTTACTAAAAGGTATTGGAGTGCTTTTTAATTTATTGTTGTTTATAACAGAAGTTTGCGCTATTTCAGGAGTTAAAGGTATTCCATTTAGCAACAATTGTCTAGCTTTTTCTTTTGTTATAGCTTTTTCAACTACAAGTCTAGCTAACAATTGTTGATTAACGATGCTTTGTTTATTTATTTGGTTTGAATTTAGCTGAAGATTATATATTTCAGCTATAGATTTATTGTCAAAAGTAAGCGTGTTTAAATTAAAGCCACCATTATTATTACTAACTTCAGCCATTAAATATCTAATTACAGATTCTATAGCATCATTAGGGTTTCCACTTAAAATAGCTTTAATTAAACCTTCTTTAAAAGGAGCAACTTCTTTTTCTCCATAATTGTATTTAGGACCGTATTTACCTTCTGTATCTTTTAGTTTGTTGTCATTTGTTAAAGAAATACCTGCTTGATAATAATTTAATTCTAGAAATTTGTAATTTTCTTCTAGTGTACCGTCAAACATTGCAGGTAAAATAAAATCTAAAGCCGCATTTTGCTGCCACATGTGTTCTTTTATAACAGCATATTTTCCATTTGTTCTATTTGTTAATTCTTCGTATTTTTCTTCACTTATAACATTGTTTTCAAAATCTCTTTTAGCTTTGTTTTTTAGTCTCACAAAATTTAAATAATCATTATCTAACATTCTAGGAAAAGATAACTGTCTCCAAAAATGACCAGTTGAAGAAACAGCAGAATTAAAAAACGCAGTTACCATATTTATAGCTTCAGGATTTTCGTTTACTATATCTGAAAACATTTTTAAAATTAATAAACCACCTTCATAATTTTTGGTTTTATTTTCAAACCAACCTTTTTTACGAGTATCAAAATAAGAATCTTTATTACTAAGAGCTACTTTAATTTTTTCTTTTTCTTCTGTAGTCCATTCTTTTACAAATTTACCTTCTTTTTTTCTTTGTTTTTGTCTTTCTTTAATTTCTTTTATAATTTGTTTTCTTTCATTGCTATAAAAATAAGTAGAACCAAGTCTATTTTTACTTCCTGCTGCAAAATTAGATGAATTAAAAAAAGAAGCTCTTCCACCTAAATCTTCTTGAAAAAGATTTCCTATATATTCTCCTCCATATTTTATTAAATCAGCAGCGTAAGCATCACGATCTTTAGTACCATATTTGTATTTAGAATAATCTTCTTTACCAGTGTTAACGTACATTGGAATAACGTCTTTTGGTGAAACACCATTCATTAACTGAAAATCATTAGTAAAATCTTTAAGGTATTCACTACTAAAAGCTAATTTACTAGCTCCTGATCTCATTTTTACTTTTGAAATAGCTTTTTTACTTGCAGATATGTCTGGTCTAGTATCTAAATCTTGTTCTGCATAATAATTAGTAATGTTTCTGCCTACAATTTCTAACAAACCTTTTATTGATTGAGCTTCGCTTTCTCTTACATCAAACTGTTTATCAGATTTATTATCTGTTACACCAAATGCTTTTAAAAATTGAGTTCTAGTTATGTCAGGTCTTTTTCTGTACTGATTACTTTTACTTTTACTTTTACCCTTAGCATTTAATGTTTCACTATCTATTTTTACAGGTGTTCCATCTGGTTTAAATAGTTGAGTATAAAAAACAGGATTGTCTCTTATATTATCAGGTAAAGCTAAGCTTTCTCCACCTCTTTTTATTTTTCTAAAAGTACCATCTTTGTTTTTTATTTTAGAATCTGAAATTTTTACATCAGTATTACCTTCTGGTAAAAGTTTAATAAGAGTGATTGCATTGGTTCTTATCCAAGATTGTACTCTTCTAATATTTTTAATGTCACTTAGATTAAAGTTTTTCTGAGTTATTACTTTTAAAGGTAATCCCCATATATCAGCAAAAGCCTGCGGCGCAATTATTTTAGAAGTTTTATATGTTAAATTAGACAACTCTTCTGTTGATAAAGTGCTTAAATTAAACTTAGTATCAGTCAAAAACTTATTACTAAATTCATTTGCTTTAGGTAAAACAGCATCAGGATATATAATACGCTTGTCTATTTCTGGTTTACTAGAAGAAGTAGACTTAGGATTAGCTATTTGCAATGTTCCATCATCTATTCTATCTTCTTGTGCTTTTTTATCAGCTTCTATTGCTAATTTTTTATTAGCTACAAGTTTACTAAAATTAGTATTAGCAACAACAAACTCACTAAATTGTATAGGAGTTGAATTTTTGTCATTTTTTCTTTTAGCGTCAGGATTAAAATTAGCTAATCTATCTCTAATAGTTGCTATATTTTCATTAAATTGTTGTGGACTTGTTGATTTTGAGCTAATATAGTTAGATATAACATTGCCAGGCATAGTAGCATTAAATGCTTCATTTATATTTAATTTTAAATATTGATCTTTTGTTGTGCCTAAAGGAACTATTTGATCCATAGCTTGAAATGCGGTTTGGTCGCTAGATTTAGCTATCGAACTAGGTTTTACACCTGTTCTTTGGTTATTTTTATTTATAATAAATTGAGATAACTTACCAGTATTATAACTTTCTTTATAAGCGTTAAAAAAAGATTTTAAATCATTTGGGTTATCAATGTTTACATCAACTTTAGAACCAAAAACATTACCAAAAATATTTTTTATAAAATCTATAAATTTTTGTAATAACGAAGGATCTTTTTCAAACAAACCACCTTCCCACATTTGAGTAATAAATTCATCAGGCCTTACTTCTAAATAAGGGGCTTGTACTTTTTTTCCATTTTCCTCTATTTCAATTGTTTGCTCTAGATACGGTTGCATTAATAAGTTTAAAGTTTCTTTTTGAGCAGGACTTAAACTATCAATTAAACTATCTACATCTGCTTGAAATTTTGTAGGATTTTTTTGTATTTCTTCATAAAGCATAACATGAAGAAGTTCATGTGAAGCTGTTTTAAAGTTAACACCATTCTTTTTTATAGTAGGTAAATTAATATATAAAGTGTTACCATCAGGACCTACAAATCCACTATCGGTTTCTATATTAAACTCAATTTTATTTTCATCAAGAAATTTTTGAAAAGCTACAGGGTCATTTGCTAGCTTATCATTTACTTCAACACCTAATATTTCAGCAAATTTTTTAGTTATTTTTAAATCTTCTTTAGCCGTCATGCTTTTACCTTTTTCTTTGGCTAAATTTATTTCATCTTTTATAACTATATTTTGTAAACGTTGTTGTATTTCTTTTAATCTTTCGTTTATTTTAGGATCAACAAGATCAGGATTAATATTTTTCTTAGAATTTTTTAATCTCTGCTGTTCAATAAGTAATTTTATAGCTTCAGTTCTATCTTCTGGACTTAAATTTTCCCCAATATTTCCTGTTAAAGAAGCATCTCTTCCTAACATCTTACTAAAAGCATTAGTAATAGGGTTAAATATTTGAAACTTAGGAAGTTGAGCACCAGCGGCTCTTACTTCTCCTAACGCTATAAGCCTTTCTCTTCTTTCTTCAGGAGATATAAGCCCCTCGTTAAAATCTTTTTCAACCTGAGACTGTTGCATGTTAAATATATTTTCAACATGATTAGGATTAAATTTACCAGCTATAATAGAAGCTGTATTTTTAAATTCTGTTAAAGATTGTCTTGCTGCACCGCCTGCAAAAGGTAAAAAACCTCCTAAAGCAAAACCCATACCAGCTGCATTTAATATTTCGTCAAAATTATAATAACTTTCTCCACCACTAGCTATAGTTTGAGATGTTTGACTACCTAGCGTTTGTCCAGTTTCAGTTAAGCCTTCATAAAAAGCTGAATATGCAAGTTGTTTTCTAACTTTAGAGCCTGCTAAACCATTTAAAACATTTTTAAAATTATTCATTCCACCTCTTATTAAAGCTCCTTTAGGAACACTCTTAATAAGTTCTTTACTTAATTTAGTTAACTTCTTTAAACCAAAAAGCTCCATAGCTCCCTGTGGAATACCGGTAGAAAAAGCTAAACCTTTTCTATCTCTTTTTTCTTCTATTATTTTAAACAATTCATCGCCAGTAGGATTATCTCCATAACCGTCTTGCTTAGCTATTGCATATAAATTATCTACATAGTTACCTGCAGTTTCTTGTAATATAATTCCTGATCCAGCGGTTAAAATACCTAAAGGTATTTGAGGTAAAAATTCACCTAAACCAATAGTAAAATCTTTAAAAGTTATTCCGTCTGTTAAATCAGCTTTATCAAAATAAGTTGTTGCATCTTTAATTCTTTGTGCTTCGCTAATTTCACTTACTCCTTTTTGCATTTGAGGATCAGCAAGTGATTTTTGATATTCTCTAGCTTCTTTCCATGTTGTTTTTATATATGCGTTTTGTTCTCCTGGTATTCTTTGCTTTTTACCTTCTAAAACTTCTGGAATAACATCTCCATCTATTTGATTACCTTGATCTTTTCCTTTTCTTAAATATACAACCGTATCATCCGTCCAACCATATTTTTCCGCATTAGATAAATCTTTTTCAACTTGATCATTGTACGCTCTAAATTTACCAGCTGAAATAGAACCTTTAGTCATTAAAGCATATTCTTTTAAATATCTAGACATTCTTCTTACGCCTGTTTCTAAATCACCTATATCCTCTATATCTAATGCTTCTTTTCCTAATTTACTAATACTTTCAGCTATTGTTTTTTCAGCTAAACTTAAATTAGCTTCTAGTATTTGTTTAAAAACTGGGTTTTTATTTAATTCGTTATTTAAAGTTTTATTAAAAAACACCCCATATTCTTCTATTGCTTTTGCAGCATTTTCTCCTGTGTATTGTTTTTGTAATCTTAATTTTTCAGCCTCTAATAATGGTGATATTTTTTCAAAAGTAGCAGGAATTAGTTTATCTGTTATTGTAGGATTGTTTTTCATTAAGCTATTAAAAACAGCTAACCCTTTTGTTTTAGCTATATTTTCAATTTCTTTATTATTTTCATCTGTTAAAATTTCTAAACCAAAAAATTCTTGTAATACTTCAGGTGTATAATCTTTTAATTCTGTATTTAATAAATTGTTAGCGTAACCTATATCGCTTGTTATATATCCTTCTTTATATTGTCTATCAAACGTTGTTTTAATAAAATCTAAACCCCAATCTGTTGCAACACTAAAGTTTATATCTGGAACTAAAGGTTTTTCTACATCTTGTATCTCTATAGATTCAACCGCATCAGGTCCTTTTTTTAATGTGTCTGTTAAGTTTACCATGTCTTGAAGACCTTCTTGAGGATCAAAATCTGGCGAAATCTTTAAATCAGTAGGTATACACTCTCCAGTAACATTATCTTTTTCAAAACCTTCAGGACATTTTTCTTCTTGAGCTTCTACAAGCGCAGTGTCAGTAAACATGTTTGCTATTTCTTCTTCTGTAAAAGGCATATGCTTATGTATTTTCCTCCATTTTTTCAGGTGGTTCTGATTCTTTTAATTTTTGAATCATTAGGTTAATTGTTGAATCTGCTGTTTCTGTTAAACCAGCTATTGCTATTAAAACATCTGATAATTTTTTACCTTTATACTGAGGATTATCATCAACATATTTTGTTAAGTTATTTTTTACAGCTTCTAATCTATCACTATTATCCATAAAACTAAATAAATTACTAGCTTCTTTAACATCGTTTAAAATTAATTTTTCTTGAGCTAGTGCTTTATCTTTAACGGTAGGTCCTTCAGGATATTCCATGTCAAAGTCTTTCATGCTACTTCCAGCAATTTGTTGCACAAAATCTTGAGCTGCTTTAGCATTTTCACTATTACCGCTTAATGCACCTTGTTGTAGTTGTGGCAAGACTTCGGCAAAAAAGTCTTTTCTTCCTTTAGCTGTTCCTAATTTAAATAGTCTATCTACAATAATTGGGTTCTCGTTTTTATCTAAAACTACTTCTCCAGTTATAGGGTCTTTTTTCTGTCCTCTAATTGAAAAAGTTCTAGTAGCTTTATCGTAAACACCAGTTTTATTACCAGTTATTCTTGATATAACTTCTTTTGGATTTGTTAAAACTTCTGTAACAAAGTTTAAAGCTATATTTTGAGGATTTGTTTTATTGTTATTATTATTTTGCTTATTAACAACATTTCTTCCCGTTATTTGATAATATACTGTTTCTCCTTCTTCAATAGCTACACCAAGTTTTTCAAAATGTGCTACATCTCTTGGATCAGCTTGTTTACTACCCATGTTATTACCTGAAGTTTTTTCATTTATAAAACTTTGTCTCAATGCTTCTTGTATGTATTTTTCTTGCTCTTGTGGTGTTTTTTCTCTAAACTCTGTAATTTTAAAACTTCCATCTTTCATTGTATATCTCATAAAAGCATTTAATTTACCATTGTCCATATTAACAAATCCTTCAGCTTTACCTTTAATATCTGCTTTAAAAGTTTCATCATTCAAAAGCTTATTAATATTTAAAAACCTTAATGATGTTATTTCTTCTTTTTTACCACCAATAACAGATTTAGTTGTATACTGAGATCCTTCGTCACCACCAACAATAAAATTAGAATTTAATTTACCATCTTTTTGAAATTTAGAATTTTCAGCAACTTGATTATAATCTAATCCTTCAGGAACTTCACCTATAAGTTCTTCAAAATTATTCATATCTTTTTCCCAAGTTAATTCATAATTGTTGTTACGTAAGTGTTCTTGAGTTTCTTCACTTAAATTATTCCAAGTTTTAGAACCTTCCTTAACTTTACTAGTAACTTTTACTATCATTTCACCATTACGCCCTGAGTAGATTTTTTTTTCACTAGCAACTCCATCAACTTCTTTTCCATCTAAAGCATAAGCGGTTAACATTGTAGTATCTCTTTCGGTATCATTAGCGCCTGTCCAATAATGTGTACTGGCAATATCAGAAGGTTTAACTTTGTTCATATCTTGAAGATCATTAATTATTTGACCTCCACCAGCTATAGCATTGTTTTGAAAAATCTTAGCTCTTTGAACAACCTCTCTATAGTACTGTCTTTCTTCTGTTGTTAAATCGTTTTTAGTATCTAAATATGTTTGGGCTTTTATAGCACCAATTTGATAACCTTCTTCACCTTCAACACCAACACCATTTAATAAATTTCCAACTTCATTTTGAAAACCTTTTAACAAAGTTTTATCTTCTCTTGCTACTAAAGCATAATTTCTATTAGCTTGATCATAAAACCTACTTTCAACTTGATTAGCTATTCTTTGTACTCTTTCTATTTCTTTATCAGCTTTTTCTTGCTCAGCTTTTTGATTGGCTGCATAACTTTTCATCATATCACCAAATTGCTTTCCAAACGTAGCTATTGCTTGACCATATATTTGGCCTGACGTGTCTCTTATTATTCTTGGATTATCGTATGCTCCCATGTTTTATTTTTTTATTATTATGCATTAGCCATATAACCTCCAGCTATATTTCCAATAGCACTTGTTCCACCAGCTATTATTGCAGCTTTATTAGAGTTTGCATCAGCTTGTGATTGCATAGCTTGCTGTTGCAAACCAGCTGCTCTATTAAGATCTGCATTAGTTCTATCTTCTTGTTGTTGAAACACAAAAGTTTTACCAGCAGCATCTGCAGCTTGAACCCTTTGACCTTCTGAAATAGCTATAGTTTGTAATCTTTGTTGTTCTGATACTTTTTGTTGTTGTAAAGCTTGTTCTCCTCTTGCTCTCATTTCTTCGTTTCTAGCTTCTTGTTGTTCTATATTTGCAGCAACTCCTTTTTTACCTTGCAATGCGGCTTGAGCTAAAGCTGTAGCACCTCCAGCGCTAGCTCCTGTAGCTCTTAATGTATCTAATGTATTTGCTAAAGCTATATCTGTTTGCTCCATTTGTATTTCAGCAGCAGATGTTGCAACGCCTAAGCTAGCAAAAGGATTTGACATTTGACCAGACAAATCTTTAGCCATAGAACTTAAGTCTTTAGTTCCTTCGTAAGGATTTACAATAGCTTGCCTTGATTTTTTTAAAGATTCTATTTCTCTTCTTTGTAATTCTTCTTTACTTCTAGCTCGTCTTGCATTTTTAGATGCACCTGCGGCGCCTACAGCTGTTGAAACTAAAGAAGCACCCGCGCCAATAATAGCTGCTGTTACTAAACTCATATTATATTGTTTTTGTTATCTTTTTTGAAATTTCATAAGAAGGTGTTTTGTCTATAGTATAACCTAAGCTCTCATGAATATTCATTAAACTTTTATTTTTACCTATACTTATTACGGCTTCACAACCACTAATTTTAGCGACATGCTCAAGGCCCGATATTAAAAGGGAAGTAGCTTCTTTTCTATCATCTTCTCTATAATCTGCATTTGAAACTATCCATTCCATCCAACCTATTTTTGAATTTGTAGTATATATAAAACCAGCAATAATAGGTTTTCCATTTTTTTCAACTATAAGACCACCTGTTCCGTTTTCTGGCAGTATAGACTGCGTAGGGTGAGCCTGCCAATCAGGCCACATTTTCCATAAATCAACTAAAGTATCCCAATCAGATTCTTGTAGTTTACGTATATTTAATTTCATTTAATTTAATTTAATATGATGATTCTACAATATCTGTTGATACTGCAAATAATTCTTTTTTAGTTGTTGGATAATCAGTGTTTACTAGTTTAACTTTTACTGTTGACCAAAAACCTTTTAAACCAGTAGATGATGCTCCCCAAAGTATTTCACCGCTTGTAGCTGATGAATTATTTATTAAGTTTGCAAAAAACTTATTTTCTTTTCTTTTAAAACTATTAGCAAATATATTTGATTCTAATGCACTTAAATTAGTTTGAAAAACATATTTACTTATAGGTAAAGAAATGTCTCCAGAACTAGCTTCAAAACTTTGTAATTCCCAACCATCAGCACCTTCATAATTTATAGTTTTAAAGTTTTTAACCATAGATGGCTCTCTGTTTAATATTACTGTAACGTTAGAATCGTTATTAATACCATAATATTTACCGTAATTACCGTAGTTATGTAAATAAACTCTACCGCTAAAAAAGCTATAAAAATCACTAATTAAACTAGTAATAAACGTAGGTTCATAACTAAAAAAACTTGTCCAACCTAAAACGCTTTCATCAAAGCTAGCGGTTACTGTTGATTCAGTCCAACATATTATAGGTTGTAAAGCTGGTATTTGATTATAAACATTAGCTATAAATTTAGCTGGATTAGTTGTTTGTATAACAGAGGTTATAGTAGCATAGTACTCACTTGTTATTTGACCAGAAGCTGTGTACTTGTAAACTTTATCACCAGCTTGAATATTACCAATCTGAGCGTTTAAAGTAACGGTAATATCATTACCAACAGGAGCAGCTGCTTGTCCATTTTCACCTACTTGTCCAGTTCCAGTTCGATCTGTTGATATAGATACTATATAATTTTTATTATGATTATCCCACGCACCAACTATTTTACCAGTACCTGCCGTTTTTAATTTATCTCTAAAGTAATCATGCATACCATAAGATGATATTTCTGTTATACCGTCTCTTGATAATCTTAAAACAACACCTCTTTTTTGATCTGTAAAATATTTTCTATATCCATATACAGCAAAACTAAAAGGATCTTTTGATATACCATATTCACCTGCGTATGATACTATTTGGCCTATAACTAGTTGTGTAGATGTTACAGCAGCTGAACCTTCTGCTGAGTATATAGCATCTTTATCTATTAATGCTTTACTAACTTTATTTTCTTGAAATATAATTAAATTAGTGTCTTCTGCGTATAGTTTTTGTATTGATCCATTTGCAGGGTCTGTAGCTTTAGTTATGTCTTCACCAACAGAAAATTGATTAGTGTCATTAACACCAGTTCTAGAGTTAAATACTCCAGAATATATTAATGCGTTAAATCTATTTTGTTGTTTATTATTTTCTTCATCTAAATAAGCTTTAACACCAAAATCAACAGTAGTGTTATTATAACCTCCTCTAATTCTTGATTCTTCTACATACCAATCATCTGCAGCACTTGTTGTATAGTCACCTGGTACATTAGCAAAAGGCGCTACAGGTTTTGTTGTAGCATCTACAATAGATTTAATCTTTTTATTTAAAAAAGTATTGAAATATTTTACTTCTATTATTGCCATGGTTTTATTATCACTTATTTTATCACATTATTACTAACATGTACCTACCACATCTATTACACCATCGCTACCTATTATTTGATAATAATTTCTATTATTAACACCTGTGTTGCTACAGTTATAAGAATAAAAACCTGACAAAGCAAGCGATGAACTAGCACCGTTAGGTCCTGTTCTTATTTCATCACCAACTGTAGGCGATGAGCTTGTTTGATTATAATAAGTAACAGTTCCACAATCGGGGCTTACTTGACCATTTACATTACAAGTACCGTTAAACACTGTAACTCCTGATGCTTGAAATGCTGTTCCTATAATAGATGAGGTTATTGTTATTTGTTGAGTGGCTGTAACACTTAGTGATCCGCTAGCTGTATTAGTGTTGTTAAATGTATCTTCTAATTTTATTGTTAAAGTATATGTTGCAGCCGTCGCACCAGTTCCTGATTTGCTTAAAATACCAGTTGTTTCATTAATAGAAAAATACCCTGCAGAGTTACCAGCTGTAATACTCCATTTTAACTCTTGTAATTTTAATGATGCATCTGCAGCTCCATTTTCACCTGCTATAGTCGCTAAAGTTCCTTCAAAATCTTGATTAACATTGTTTATAGCCGGTAAAGCACTACCACCATTTATAATAGGTGGTTTATTTTGTAAAGAAATATCAATATCTACAATTGATGAAACCACATCGGGATTAGGTGTAAGATTAGTTATAACTGTTTTTATTGTATAATTTCTAGGATTAATATCATGATTATAAACAAAATTAGTTCCTACTTTTCCAAAGTTATATAAATAAGGATTACCTAGCGTTCCAGCTCCAGTTCTTGTAATACTAAATTGCCCTGTAACATCGTTTCCATTACCATCTACAACTTGATTAATAACAGTAGAAGTATTAGTTAGATTAGCTCCTGATTGATCGGTTGGAGATAACCCTGTTAAAAAATCACCTGAATCAAGTTCGTTAAAATTATTTGAATTATACGTAGACCATCCAACAGCACCATCATACTCAGAGTTTATTGCATCATTTAAAGTTGATATTAAGCCTACAGTGGGTGTTTCCCAAAATATATCTAGCAAAGAATCTTGAGGTTCTGTTTCGTATATAGCTAAAAATGGTGTCATGTTTGATGCAACAACAGTACTGCTACCAACACCTATTGGTGTAAGAGTAGAAAGCCTAGCTATCAAAGGATTAGTATCTATTTGATATAAATTAGCTTGACCTTCAGCACTTAGATTGTTAAACTCCATATTAGAATCATCTGCTGTACTTATACTTATGGCTGTATTAGATTTTATTCCAGGAAAATACTGTCTATTAGATGGCACGTTATTCGTATCAAAAGCATTTTCTACTCTACCGTATAACTGTACTGAACTTCTAAATTGTTTTTGATCAGGACCAACTTCAGATAAATCTCTAGGAACTTTATTTATATTATCATTTATTAAAACAATGTTAGCTGTTTTATTGTCTTCGTTTAAAGGAAAAGGCACACCACTACCTGGTTTTATTTCAGGATAACCATTTAATATACCAGGTAAATATACATTATAATAATCTTGCTCTTGTTGTTTTACAACTATTTTATAAGAATACCAACCAGTAGGGTTGATGCTGTATTTATATTTTACATCAGGATTAGTAGGAGATTGTTGTAAATATATAGAACTTACTTGACCATCTGTTGTAATAGTATATTCAGTAATAGAATAAGTTAAAGAAGAATTTATTGGAATATTTTGAGTTGAGCTTAATACAAAATTTTGAGAATCTGTTACTGTAGTAATAGTAACTCCAGCGGGTAAACCACCACCAGTTACAATCATTCCCACTTTTATATTAGCGTTACCGGTTACTAATACTAATGCTGTTGTTGATCCACCAGCAGTGTTATCAGAACTAGTAGTGCTTTCAACAGAGCTAGCTACATTTAAAACTTTTACATAATCCGTGAATTCACCTTCTAAAAAAGAACCGACTGTTGGTATTTCATTTTGACCTGTTCCTTGATTAAAAACATATGTATTGTTATTTATAGTCGGTTGATATATTATATTAGCGTTATATGTATTATAACCAGTACCAGTGTTAGCATATAAACCAGGTGTACCTAATTCTGTATCTACATTTACACTTATAGGCTGAACTATATCTATTTTTAAAGAATCACCAAATAATTCTTTAATATTTGTTGTCGTACTATTGTATGGATTATAAATAGTATCACCACCATAAACTGTACCGTCAGAAGCTGTTGTAGATTCTGTTTTTACACCTGATAAAACAACGTCTGATTGTCTACCAAATTTATCTACAAGAACAAAACCTACTTGATAATTTCTATTTTGTTTTACAGAGTGAGTAGGGTATTCTATCCAATTATCATAGTCTTTAGCTAATGATTTAGGACCTACACCGACTATATAGTCAATAACTTCAGGTGACGTATACTTGTCTTTAAAATTACCATATATTATTCTATTACCAGCTGTTTCTTGGGCTAAAGCAGTAACAGGGACTTTATCATATACTCTAGTTGTTTGAACTGTTGGAAGTGTTCTAAAAGGTTTTCTTGATTGATAATTATAAGTATAAATATTAGTATCGCTTGTAGATGTCCAAGCGTTTCCATTTTCATTAAGTTCGTTATATTCTATAGAATCAACGACTTTTATAGCTAGAGCATCAGATTCTTTGTATAATATATCTATTGACTTTATTTTATAAGACGCATCTTGTGTTGGTTGAACATTATTTAATGTATCTGGAAAAGGAATTAAAAGTTCTATGTTTTGAACACCATTTTCCATAAATTCTACTATAGTACTTCTATAAGCTTCATTTTCGTCTTCAGCGGTAGCTGAAACACCACCACTACCAAGATAATAACCCTTTTGCTTTGGAATAAAAGCTATTTGAGTAAATGGTGCTATTAAAGAATATTCTCCGTCATCAAATTCAAATCTATAACTTAATCTTACAAATCTACTTTCTAAGTAATCTGGATCACCAGGCCAATCATTACCTCCGTTAAAATCAAAAGTAATATCTTCACCAGTCATTGTTGTTTGTAAAAAATATATTGTATCACCATTTGAAACACCAGATATAGTGTGACCTGTAGGTATTTTTATTTGAACTGTAGTTGCTGAAGTAACGTCTAAAACATATACATAATCTTCTGGTCCTAAAGTACTGTTAGTGTAATCTACAACTGACATCCCTTTAGTTATACCTGTAGTATCAGAAAGAGTTAATACGTCACTAGCAAGTCCAGATGTTGTTTTTGATAATTTACTTAACAAACCTATTGGTTGGTAGGGATTGTATTTAGCTACAGAAATATGATTTTCTTCTCTATAATATGTATTTGGAAAGGTAGTGGCTGTAGTTATATTTATTTTTCTTGGTTGATTAAAATTATCTGTCCAAAATAATAATTCCTCTATTACGCTTATACCACTTATTGGATAACTTGTTGAGAAATTTAAAAAAGCTCCACTAACTAATAAAACAGGCGTAGTATTAGGTGTATAGCTATAAATATAATGATCAGTGTTATTTGTTAAAAAAACTATAATAGTGTTTGTATTGTCAATAGTTTTATAACCTATAACTTCAAAACCACTTAAACCAAAATTAGTTGCAAGAGTATTACCTAAAACAGTTTCTAAAGCACCTATGTCATCAGCTTCAGATTTACCTACAGATATATTCTGCGCATCTCTATATTCACCGTTAGGTATTAATCTATCATCCAAGTCTTTATTCATCTTGGATCTTAGAAAACTATTTTTAATTTCTGCCATGTATTATTATTTAATCCATTTAGATTTACCTCTCATTACTTGAATAACTTGATCAAGTTTAAGATTAGATAATCTAATTTTTGCATTTCTTAATTTAGCACTTTTTTCTTGTTTAAATCTTCTTACAATATATTCTTGAACACCTGACGAAACAGATAATATAGCATGTGTTATATAAGAATATAAAGCTTCCTCTGCTAACTTAGGTATTCTTGCGTCAAGATCATAAGCATTACCATCTGATATATATTGTAATAATATTAATTTGTTAGCTAAGTTGCTAGTAAAATTAAATGTACCAGTTCTTTGATCTATTTTAAACCAACCATTCTTTTGACTTGTTTGTGGTTCTAAACCGTATCTTTGACCTAATGCACTACTATAAACACTTCTGTCTAAAACATTTGCGTTGTTTAAATCATTTTTAAAACCACCACTTATGTATCTAGGATCAGTTTTATCCCATGTAGCATCTATTTGTGAAGTAACCTCTGTGTTACTGTCATTACTGTCTTGTATAGGGTTACCATCACCGTCTTGAGAAAATGTATAATAAGGGCTTTGATTTAAATTATTAGTAGGGTATATAGTATGTAAAACACCTAATTCATCAACCCATGATAATTTCACATAATTAACATAGTCTTGAGGTATTGTTAAACTCAAACTGTTAGGCACTGTAAGCTCTGATGACTTAACACTTTTTAATGTATCATAACTAAATTCTTGTAATCCTCTTCTAGCGTGAAAAATTACATCGGTTCTTTTTACACTAGATATAAGTTTACCAGGCCCAACGTAAGCAATTAAAAAGTTATTAATAACATCATCAAGTCTAGTATATTCATAATCACCATGTACATTATCTAATGTATTTTCGTTTAATTGTATTTTTACATAACTATTTAAAGCTAAAAGCTGAGGTATTGTGATTACATTAGGACTTGACATTGTCCACGTTGTAACTCTTCTAATACTTAATTGAGTATTGTTTGGTACACCGCCAACTGGTAAATTTTGACTCATTACAAGTGTATCTACACCAAGGTTATTTGTTTTTGAAACTATAGTTCCATAATTAAAACCAGTTGATTTATTTACAACAGCAAAAACATTGCCTCCAGTAGCCGCTGTATTAGCTACAATAGTTAAATTAGTTTGACCAGCTGCACTAGCACCACTTGATAAAGCGTCTACATCTGTATTAGCTGGCGTTAACTCTGTCCACAAACTAGCGTTAGTGCTAGTGAATATTTTAAAATTATTTAAATTATAACCATTTGTTGCTGGATCAGAATAATTACCAGTTCCAACAACTAGATCAGTATTAAATGTGCTAGTAAATGTTTGATTAGCATTACCATCTGATGTAAACTGCTGTGATCCAGCGTAATATTGTCTGTTAGTTTCGGTTATTAAACCACCATTAGGTATAGGCATAATTTATTATCTTTGTTGATTTATATTTTCTTGTGCAACCTGTTGTGCGGCTACTTGCACTATTTCAGGACTTTTAATTACAACACCAGCGTATAATAATATTTTTAATATTAACTCTGTTTGATCAGCTGAATGCAATTCAAAATTAAATGATGAAGATTCGTTAAAAGAATACGATTGACCGCTTCCTAATGTAAAATTCCAAGAAGGATTTATAGGTTTTCTTATATAACTTAACGATAAACCACTGGTTATAGTAGTTGGATAAACTGTTATTTGATTGTTTTCGTAAGTATATATTGGGTAAGAAGCTGTTGGTGCTGTTAGTTTAGAACTAAGCAAATGATATAATTCCCCTCTATCAACTCTTTGAAGTTCTTCTGTGGGTTTAGTTCCACCAGCGTTGTAAAGTACTTGTCCTAATCTATAAAATTGTTTAGGATAATAATTAGTTAAAAGAGTTAAACCTGTTGTTGGTTGAGAATAAAAATCAATATTAATTCCATTTATAGCATATTCTGCATCAGTTATTAAACTACCATTTCCAAATATTTGTATTATACCATTTTGAGCTTGCGCTGCAGTTATAGTATCTGCTCCTACTACACCTCCTACTGTGCCAATAGCGTATTGAGTAGTAGCACCTGCGGTTGCAGCTGGTACTGTAACCATACCTATAACAGATGATTTACCATTGTTATGACCTATTTGTTGTGGTAAGTTAAAAACGTTACTTGAAGAAATAGATGTAACGTTTATAAATTCTTTAAATATAGAGATTTTTTCATCAAGATTTACGACTCTATCTGCATAATCTGTATTTGTTTGTGGAATACGTATCTGCTGATTTAAACTATCAAAATATGTTTCAAATATTTCTAGTTGACATTGAGCACCTATTTTATTAAATTCAACAGGTGTCATGTAACCCCTCTGTTCTTTGTTTAATATTAATAAAACGGTTTGATATACAGTATTTACGTTTATTGCCATTTTTATATTTTAATTAATAGTGATTAGGGCCACATAAGTGACCCTTCACTATATTATAGTTACATATTATTGTAACTTTTTCTTAATTGTTTTAAAAACTTGAACACCTTCATCAGTTTTAAACCATGCAGCTAATGCTGAGTATGGATTTTCATCAAAAGGTATGGTCATTAGCTTTCTATCATTTGATGCCCAGTGAAAAGTTCTTTGGTCTTGAGCTAGTTTAAGTATGTTTTGTTCTACAGCTCTAATACCTATATTTCTTAAACCTACATTATCATCAGAAGCTATTTCTAAGAAAGCTTTTGGATTTTTCTTTGCCATAAGCAAAATATCTCTTTTTAATTCTTTAGAACTTAAAGAAGATACAGAAGATCCAACTTCTACTCGTAATACAGCTTCAGCGTGATCAATATCCATTTCTTTTGCCGCCATCATAGCATCTAGTTGAATATTAATATCATCTAATTCATCTTCAGCAACAACATCAGCTTCCCATTCAGCATATATAATGTTTTTTTTTGGATGATATAATGATAATAGTTTTTGTAAGTTTTGTTTTTGTTTTGAAACAGCTAACACACCATCTTCAAATATAATATGACCTAGTGTTACTTCTCCTTTTTGATCTTTTACAAGTGGAGAATTTTGATTAGTTGCATATCTTAATTCTTGTTGTTCCCCTACTTCTTCATTAAAATATAGTAAAGGATGTCTAAGACTATTTTTAGAATTTAAAGTATATGTTAAAGGTTCTTTACCGTGTAGTAGATAGTATCTTCTATCTTTTATCTCCCATTTAGGGGCTTTTATTTCTTTTGTTTTTGACATGATATAATATAATATAATTAATAAAATAAAGAGTATCTCCGCCCGAAGACGGAGATAAACTTTAAAGCAATCTTAGTTTTGGAATAATACGAAATTATTCGCAGCTTGAGTAACCAAACATCTTTCAGACAACCAGTTAACTTGCATAGCATCTAAGTTAGTAGTGTAAGCACCACCAGCAGATCCTGTGATCCAGTTTTTGTAACGTCTGTCTTCAGTTTGTGAAGCTCTATATCTAACATGTAAGAATGGTCTTCTTATGTTAGTACCTAATTGTTGGTCATACACAGTTGATGTTCCAGCAGGTATTAATACACCTTCTATTCCACTTACTGCAACTCCACCTCTTGTAGAAGCATCGTTTAAGTATTTCCAGCTAGTTTTATAGAAGTCATAAGAACCTCTTCTAAAACCAGAGAAACCTAAATTAAGCGCCATGTCTTCAGAGTTTTCAAATAAACCGTAAGCTGTTCCGCCTACAGATCCACCTGAAATTTGTCCTAGCATGTCATCAAAATCTAAATCAAGACCTCTATTTAAGAAAAGCATGTTTTCTTCGATAGCTCCTTGAGTATCTAGATTTTTAAGTACTTGATCAAAATCAGAAAGACCAGTACCAGCTGAGAATCCAGACATGATATTACCTCTTGATTGAATAGCAGCAAAAAGACCTTCAGATCCGTAAGCGTTGATACCGCCTCCAAATCCTTGGATATTAGCTTGTTGAGCAGCAAAACTTTGTCCACCAGCACCAGTAGCTAATTCACCTTCAACCATTGCCATTTCTAAATAGTCATCAAATCTTAGTCTTGTTTCAGACTCAGACTTTAGATACCATAAGTATCCTGATGTACCATCTTCTGTAGCAACTTCTACCCAACCGATTTGAGCCATATCAGAACCATTAATTTGGAATGAATCTTTTATGATAATCGGGTTATTTGCATATTGAGTAAATGAAGGTTGAATAGACTTATAAGATCCAGCCGCTAGGCCATTATCTACAGGTCCAACAGATCCTTTAGCAAAGATAGAACCGTATACAAACATTTTAAGGTTTGTAGCTCCAACTCCTAAAGCATCCCAGTTAGCTGCAGTAAATGGATAAGCAATAACTCTTTGTCCAATACCACCTGGTAAACTTGTTCTTACCACACCTTTTAGTGTAACACCAGTAGTCGGGTTCATTACAACGATTGTATCATTTGGAAAAATAGCATTTGATACAGCTGGGTTACCACCTAAAGCAAATTCTAATTGTGCAACACCTGCACCACCAGTTTGGTTTACATTGTTGTAAGAAACGTGTAATCTATTTTGTTCTGACCAAATCACTTGATCAGACGTCATTGGCATTTCAGCGCCAACCATTCTAAGGAAACCATTTAAAGTTCTGTTTCCATATCTTTCTACCTCAGCTTCGTAAACTTCAGGTAGGTACTGCTGAGCAAAGTCATTTGCACCACCAGTATTAAACGCTAAGTAGTTATTCTGTAGCGCTAGTTGTTGTTGAGAAGGTATAATACTTCCAAACACAGGAGTCATTTGTCCCATAATAATTAATTTTGTTTTTAGTTAAACTTTTTTGATTTTATCTTCAATTTAGAAGAATCAAGACCACTGATTGATTTAACTTTAAATCCTCCAACAAATACATCTCCTGTAGGTTTAGACCTTACATCATCTGTAATGTTTTTAGATTTTGCAATAAGATCTTTTGTAGCATCGGATTTACCTTGCTCATAAAAATGTTTTGCAATTGAATCAACATTGTCAGCGGCATACATAGCTTTGTGATAACCTTTAACATCTTTAACACTTCCGTCATTATTTAAGAACTTCTTAATTATATTAGAAACATTTGATTGTTTAGTTGCAACTTCATTAGGATTTTTAACTCCATATCTAAACTTTTTTTCTCCAACGTTGATGTCAAAACCTTTGAAATCATTAGAAAAATACTGTTTAGTATCAGACTTAAAAGCCTCATGCTGTTGTTGAGCTGTGTTTTGCTCTTCATTATAGCGATTGAAAAAGTCCATAGCTTTTTGTTGGTCTTGTGTCGTACCAGGTCTCAACTTGATCTCCTCGTAATATTGACTTTTTAAACCATCTAAATGCTTTCGGGCTTTAGCAACCTCTTCTTTATAAGCGAGTTTTTTCTTACGAATATCTCGCTCCTCATCTACTTCTTCATCAAATGAAAAATTATCTTCAATCATAAAGTTAATTTCATTCGAATCCAAGTGTGATTTGGCTTGTTTATAATACTCTCTTAATAGAGTATCATTATCTACATTAGAATAATCTGCATTTAATCTTACATAATCTTCTAATGTTCCACCTGTTTCTTTCATAAAGTCTACGACTTTTTCGATGTTTTCAGGTAATTTAGCTACTTCTCTTGCCTCTTCAGGCGTAGGAGCAATAACTTTTTCTTCTATTTTTTCACCTAATTGTACTATTTCTTCTTCAACTTTTTCTTCATTAGGTTTTTCTTTTTCAACAACCTCTTGTATTATTGGTTGTTCTTCTTTAGTTTCAGAAACTTCTTTGGGCTCTGATACTGGTTTGTCCATTTGAGGGCTATTTCCGGCTTGTTCTTCCACAGCCACCTTCTTTGTTTCTCCGACTTGAACGGCATCTTTTTCTTGTTTTTTAGTTTTTGATAAATCGATTTTAACAATATCTTTTTTAACTAATTGTTTAGGTTTACTTTTAATTTTAAAAGTACCTTCTTGTTTTACTTCTTCTGACATAATATAATATAATAAAAATTAATAAATAGGTTTATTGAGGCATAAACTGCTCTAAACCAAATCCGTCTAAATTATCATTACCAGCTGATTCAAAATCTGTAGGTAATAAATCATTTTTACGTTGATCAATCATTTTTGATTGTTGTGTTGCTTGTATTTTAGTTCTTTTGTCTTTACGATCTTCTATAAATTGTTCTTTTTCTCTATCAGTATTTATTTTAGCTTTTGCTAATTGTAATTGATATTGAAATTCTTCAGCCATCAATTGTTTTTTAATTAAAGCCTCTTGTTCCATTCTTTGTATTTCAAATTGAGACTTGGCTTGTTCTATTTGTATTTCTGTTTGAGCTAAAGCTTGTTGTTTTTCAACTTCATTCATAGCTGCTGACTCAGCTGTTTTAGCGTTAGCTTCTGATTGGGCTTGAATCATAGCTTTTTGATTAGCTTGATCTTGAATTTGTTTTTGTTTTCTTTTAAGCTTTAACATTTGATTAGCCAACTTAAGGTTTTTTATTTGCCTTATATCAATAGCATCTTCTAAATCAATTCCTTGAGACTGTAAAGCTACTTGAATATTTTGTTCTAATTGAGCTTTTTCTTCTTCATCTGGTTCTAATTCTAAATATATACCAAAATCGTGAAGATTTAATGTATCTATTTCCTTTAATGTTTCAACATTAAAAACAGATATACTTTCTTTTAATGAGTTTGCTGTTAATGGAAACTCTAAAGCATCAGCAACTCTAAGCGAAATGTTTTCACATATTCTTAATGTTAAATATAAACTAGACTCTAATATATGTTTAGTTGCTATGTTAGAAGCATTTGCCGCCATTTTTTGTAATCCAACTAAAGCATTAGGATCAGGTTGACTACCATCTCTAGCTTCATTCAAACCGGTTACATCACGTATCATTTGTAAGTAATACTGATATGTGGCTATTAAAGACTGTATTTTAGCATTAGATGCTGATGTTTGTAATTCTTGTATTGGGACTTTACCTCTATTAGGATCGCCATCTTGTGTTAAGCTTCTACCAACGATACTACCAGTTTGGAAATACATATTTAAAGCTTCTTGAGGATTATAATTAGTGCCATTGCCTAAATCAACTTCTGCTAAACCATCAACATCTACAAATACACCATCTGGAACCATACGTTGAATAACTTGTTGAAGTTTTAAAGATGTAAGTTGTATCATATCAGCAAAACTTGTACATCTACTAACTAATGATTCTATACGGCCTTGATATAAATTAGGGGCACATATAGTATAATTCATATTAACTTTAGTTGTATCAGATACAGGTCTTGTCATGTTTTTTGCTAGCTTCCACTCTAGCATTTGAGGGACACCCATAACTTTTGCACCACTAAACAAAACTTCTATTGTTCTTGAAACTCTACTAAAATTGTCGCTTTCAGGTGGATTAAAACTATCTGATTTTTGTAATGTTTTTTCTAAACCAGTATCTGTTTTTTTAATTTTAAAAACTTGATCAATAAACGTTTTATACTCAAAAAATAATATTTGAACTAAATCATTATCGTAATTAGGATTTGCTATATAACCATCACGCCCTGGGTATCTTACCATTTGCTCTAATTCTTTGTCTGTAAGATATGGAAATTGTTTTTTTATTTCAGCTAAAGTCATCGATTTAATTTCACCAACATAATATATGTCTTCAAAATTAGGGTCATTTGTATATGAATAAACTAAATTAGCAGGATCAACATAATCAACAACAACACCGTTTGATTTATTAAAACTAGTTTTAGTAGCTCCTATACCTATTGTAGCTATATCTTCAATAACTCTTTTTTTAGTTAAATTATATTTATTATTAGCTAAAACGTTATCAATAACTTCTTCTTCTGCTATTTCAATACCTTGTTTATAACTAAGTTGCATGTGAAGTTCTAATTCTTCTTTATTCCTAGGTAATTCACTTGTTGCAATATTAGATCTTGAAAAGTCTTCACCTGTAGTCTGTTTAGCCTGAGCAATAAGTTCTTGGCCATACATATCTTCAACTAAATTAGTTGCGTATTGAGTTCTTTGTCTTAATGAAAAAGGATCTTGAGAAAAAGCTTTTATATCGTAATTTTTAGAGGCAATACCATTTACCACTATATCTAAAAATTTAGGTATAATAGGAACTGGTTTCCAGTCTAAATTTAAATAAGACAAATCACCATTAATAGATAACTCATCTTTATATTTTTGTACATTTTGTTCACCTCTAGCGTATAATCTTAAATTGTGAAAATTTTGATAACCTGTATTCCATCTGCTACCATTTACTCTACCACCTCTAAACCATTCATATTCAATAGCTTGACCAACTAGCAAACCATATTCTAAAGATTTCTTTTCTTCCTCAGATACCATCTGACTTGGAAATGCACTATTAATACCAGTGTTTAATTTCATCTATTAATTATTTTTGATTCATTGCCTCTATTATCATATTTTGAAAAACTCAAATTAACTGGTTGTTTTACAACCTCAGCAACGGGTCTATATTTGTTTTTATTACAAGCCATAATAGCTAAGCCAGAACTAATCGACGCATCATGTTTAGTTCTATTGTTTATATCAAATGCCGCCCAGTCTTCTAATGTTTTTTGTAAATACATTGTGCCATACTGTTCATTATTATAACCTACAAAATCTTCAATATAAGCTTCAATAGCAGCAGCGTGTGCTTGTTTAACATCTTCACTTGAATTAGGTATACCACCTATTTCTTTTTCTGTTACAGATAATTTATGTGCTGTTTTATCTGGCCGATTCATAGAAAAAGCTCTATAACCTCTTCGTTTAAAATGATATAACAACCTTGGTTTATTGTTTTCTGCAAGTATTGGCATACCATAAAATATGCAAGCCATGAGTACATCTTCAAAAAATATTTCTGCGGTCTGAGGTCGAGCTATATATTCTAAAAAAAATAAATTAGCAGGAGCATCTTCCATGCTAAACTTAGTTAAACCATGTAAAGAACCTTTTGATCCTCTACCATCTACAGTACCTGATATATCGTATGAGTCACAACCAAAAGCACCCATGTGTTCGTTACCAGGATATTTTCTACCGTTTTTAACAATAATTCTATTTTGTTGATTTATGTTTGGCACCCAAGAAATTAAAAATCTACCTTGATTACTAGGAACAAACATAACACTTGTATCTTGAACACCATCTTGCCATTGAAAATTACCTTTAGTTACAACGTTTGAATGTTTTAAATCTTCATTATAATCTATTTGTTCGTAAATCTTAGTTAGATTAAATAAAGATTGTTTTGTTTCATCTCTGAATGCATGTTTCTCTGTACGTGGAAACTGTCTGTATAATTCATTAAGTGCATCAGGATCATCCTTAAGGCCATCTACTTCATTTTCCCAGTGCTCGATAACACCGATTTCAATTGGGAAACCGTCTGGACCTTTTTTTGGTTTTTCTGGCGTCTCGAAGACAGGTAACCCATAAGAGTCAATGTATCCTTCGTAGTTCCATTCCATAGGTATGAACAAGCTATATAATCCCGAGCTAGTCTGTCCATTGCGGTTTCTTCTGGTAACGTCTGAGTCATCATATATTTTTTTATAGTTTCTACCACCTTTGTCAAGAGCGTTGCTCGTTGATCCCATCATACACTTACCTATAATTCTAGAACCTAATCGTAAACAAGTTTTTGTAACCCTCCAGTTGTTTAATATGTTGTCAGGTTTTTCCCACTTACCAGATTCATCGTGTACAAGTAGTTTTAATTTTTCACCATCATAACTGTTATCCCCTGTATTTTTCCAGTCAATAGTTGTATCTAATCCTTCAAGCTCTTCTAACTGCTCGTTAGTATCTAATTTTTTTCTTGTAAACCTACTAGCTGGAACCCTGTATGCAAGCTCAGTTTTTGGCCTGTCCATACCGTCTTGTATTGGTTTAAAGAAAAAAGGGTAGTTAACTGATATGGGTACGATTTTATCGGTAAACATTTTTTTTGCATCAGATCCAGATTTTGATAACACACCGTATCTAGCATCACTAGAGATGGTTGCAAGGTTGACAGTTTCGCCTGATGCCATGAATGAAAAACCAGACCGTCTGTTTTTGAGGTAGCACATTCCGTAACATCTTGTATCTGCCTTGCAAGCTTCCCAGAATATATAGAATAATCTGTTTGCTTCTCTAAAGTCTGCTTGCCCAACATCAATCTTGGACCACTGCAAGTACATATAATGAGTACCAGTAATATAAGTAGCTTTACCTTTATTAGTGAACCAATAACCTTCGTGGCGCCTGGCAAATTCTCTATCAATGTACGCATACCATTTATCTTTAAAATCATCTGGATATTGTTTCCAGTCAAATATTGTTTTAATCTTTTTTAATGTCTTAGGGTACTCATGTGGTTTCCACCTATCATGTTCTTTATCAACATCTTTTTCTTTTGGTAACGCTATTTTTAAGTTTTGTATCTCGTATATATCACCTATTTGACCAGTTTTAGATATAACAATAACATCGTGTTCTTTGTTATAACCATACTCCCACTTTTTAGATTTGTTTAATCTTTGTATTACATGTGGTTTTATATGATCAATTATTTGGTATAATGTTTGTTTATACATTATTTAGATCGTCTTTCTGCAAAACCTCCAAAAGCTTCTTTCTTCTTTTCTTCTTTTGGTTTATCGTTTAACATATCTTCTTCTTCTTTAATACGATTAAGTATTTCAAAAGCATCAAATATAGCTAGCTTTTTTGTAGCTGCAGCATTTTTTAATCTATCAGCTGATATATCATCATCAGAATCAACAATAGCTTCTTTAGCAACTTTTATTAATTCCTCAACTGCTTTGTGCCCAGCTAGGATTATATTCTGTTTCGTTTCCTTGACGTTCATACTTAATTACAATATCATTTGATTTCATACAATATAAGCGCTTACCATCTACAATAAATTCATACTCACCAAAAGGTTTATAACCTACAACATCTTCCTCGCTTATTTCTAGCGCTTCTAACGCACTATTACCATATTTTAATACACCAATAAGATTTTGTTCTAAAACGTTATGTATTTCAATTTTATCTTTGAGTGGTGCAACAAAACATCTATCACCAAATGACAACCATTTGTCTTTATTTTTGTATAAATAAACTTGATCTTGTTGTACAAAATATAAACCGTCTTTAAAATACGATTTACTATTTTTTTCTTCACCTCTCATATTATACCATCTTCTAAATACATTATGATGAATCATTATTAAATCACCTTTTTTAACTGGTGTTTTATATGATAAAGGCACTTCTATAACTTTTGCTATATTATTTACAGCTTTAAAAGTTTCGACTTGAGTGTTAATTATAAGGCTTTTGTCACCTACCTTTACTTTATTATTATATCGCTGGCCGTAGGGCTCAACGATAAAATCAAATAAACTTTTCATTAATACTCTAAATCATACTCAACAGATATAGCCATGTTAGAATTAAATTTCTTCCACGGCAATACCTCGTTGTTTTTTTTAATGTAAATGTTATAAGAATTATCTTTTGTATCAAAGAGTATATGAGATATAGTATGACCTCCATATACTGACTGGGTCAAAGAATAATGCATTGCATCGGTTTTATAATCAGAACCAATGCTAATTTTTCTAATAACAGATGACATTACTCTTTCTTGTCTTCTTCTTTTTCGATAGGTTCAAAAGATCCGTCTTCAAGATTAATGTTAATCGATCCGTATTCTTTTTCTAACTCTTTTTTGAAATCTTCAGTTTGTTTGTTGACTTCACCAAATTTTCCTAATACTTGGGATTTTTGGGCTTCTAAAAATCCAACTTCATTTAACAACTTGTTTAAGTCTTTTTGAAAGCCTTGGATTTTTTTCAGTTGGTCTTCGGTAATCATTTGTTTAGCTTCACTCATTTTATTAAATTTAATTATTTGCCTATTGATTTAAATTTCTCTGCACCTCTTGAACCGAAATAGGCAACATAAACGGTTATTAGAAGTGATTTTAAAAGATCAATCCACCCAGTATCAATACTGAATGCTATATCAAAACCATCTAACAAAATAAAAATAACAAGAGATGTTGTTAAAAATATCAATGTCATTGGTCGTGTGTTTTTAGATAACCAACTATCTGATTTCATATCGCTTTCCCAACGTTTTGAAATTTCTTGTAGTTCAGTCATATCTTGCTCTAATAATTTAAGAGCTATTTCTTTGTCTTGTGGTGGTAAGTCTTCATCTTTGTCTATAAGGTTTTTAACCATACCTAGTGCACCTTGATCAGGCAATATATCTCCTATTACATTTATAATACCTGATTTACCTAGTAGAAATTTTCCTACCTTAGTATCTTTAAATTTTTTTTTAGGTTTAGACATAATTATCCTGCTTTATAAGCTTCCACCTCCCAAGGTAAATTCTTATTTGATTCGTTAAATTCTTTTCTTAAAAATTTTTTACCTTTAAAATAAACAGCTTTATCATCATAATCTAATTCACCTGACTTCATTTGTTCGATGTGAACATTTTCATGATTAATAGTATCTTCTATTTGTTTTGGATCTGTTAAATCTTTATTTAGTAAAATATTTCCTCGTTTATCAGCTCTACCCATAACGTTTTCTTCCATAGGCATATTAACTATTGGAGTAGCGTGTTTTGTAAAAGGTGATTTTAATTTAAAACTCATTTTCCAGGAAACATTTTATTTAATACGTTTTTACGTTTTTCACAGCCACAGGGTATATTTAAACCCTGTGAAACTGTGTCAACGATTTTTTTGATACCAGTGGCCTTAGTGAAAGACTCTATTTTATCACCTAAACCAGGTTTCATGTTAAGAAATTACTACTTGTGAAAATACTACAAAAGTAAGAGCTTGTCCAGTTGCACTAACTGTTGCAGGAACACCTCCTACTTTAGACACACCATTTCCTGGAGATCCAGAGTAAGCATCTAAAAGTGCGTTTAGTACTGAAAATCCAGTAGCAGCAGCCGTGTGAGTAATTTGTAATTCAACACCACCTTCACAAATGATAGATGATACTGTTGTTGGGTTAGTTTGAGGCGCCCCTACACTTCCTTGATGAATTAAGACAATCTTGTCTTTGTCGATAACAAATTTGTCTGTAATTGATGTTGCACCTGATCCACCCGTAATTGGGATTTCTAAATAAGCCATAATAATTGTTTTTTGTTTTGTTAATAATTAATTGTTAATTGGTGTATAATTAATGGTTTTATTGGTTTTATTAAATTTTTTGTTTAATAACTGTTTTCTTTCTAGCTTTTCTAGCTTCTTTTCTACCAGCTCTTTTCTTAGCTCTAGCCGCTCTTATAGCTTTTCTTCTTTCTTCTCTAGTCGCAACACCAGAATCTTCTCCACTACCTCTTGAGATAAATTTCATTTCTTTAGCTTTCTTTAAATCAGCTTGTCCTTCTGCTTTCTTTTTATTTCCAGCAGCTTCTTTTTTAGCTTTTGAAGCTTTGATTTTTTCACCATCAGACATAGATTTATTTTCTTCTTCTTTTGGTTTATCACTACCTGTTGTAGAGAAAAAATTTCCAGGTCCTTTTCTTATATATTTTTTACCTACTTCTTTTTTATCTCTTGAAGCTAAAACTGTTCCAGATCCGCTACCGATAATTCTTTTTGCTTTACCTTCTATTTTACCTTCTTTATCTTGAATATATTTTTTTTTTTTCGCAGGTCCTTTTTTATGTCCGTATTTTCCTGGAGCAGCTTCAATTTTAGCTTTAAGTTCCTCTGGTAAATTTTTTTGTTTACCAACTAGTTCTTTTTCAGGACCCATGTGTTTACCATATTTAGCAGCACCTTGCTCAGCCATACTAGCGTGTGCAGCTTTTCTTTGAGCATCGCTTTTGTATTTACCCATACCTACAGGTTCTCCAGCCATATATTTCATCATACCTTTTCCTACAACCTTATTGTTCATACTACCATACTCACCAGGTCCGGGCATACCACCTGGAAATGACATTAAACTTTTTGCTTTACCACTCATTTTTGACTTGTGTGAAACATCGACACCTCCGCCGATACTTCCTTTGTAATGTTTAAATTTTCCCATGATTATTTATTGTGTTTCATATGTTTAGACAAAAAAGTATGATCATGCTTTATGTCTCCAGCTAGTTTAGAAATATGTTTTTCGTCAGCTGTTTGATTAATATCTTTGTATTTACCTCCTTTTTTTTGATCATCTAAAACATCTCTTTTTAAATAATCGATGTGAGCTTTATCATCTTTGATGGCAGACTTCACATTACCTTTAGTAATTTTTGTATCCATAGTTTTTTTTTATTTGGATTTACATCCGAAGTTTTTAGCGTAGTTAGCCATTTTGACCACCGCTGGTGAATATTCTTTTTGTTTTGACATTACAGCACTAGCAGCAGAACAAGCGTCTTTAAAACCGTTCTTTTTAGCCCAAGCTGTAAATTTACCTTTATTACTTTCCTTTATTTCAGGAAATTTTTTTAATAATGGAGATTGTATATAAGCCATAATATTAATGTAATGCGATTAAACTTGCTGCTGTTATACCTCCTGCTACTGCAGTTACCTGAACAACTGAAACTGGCAATACAAAACCTTGAGCAGGATTTGTAAATGTCATTGTTTGGTTATCAACAGTTAAAACAGACACACTAGGTAATACACTGAATGAAAAGGTTAAAACTGAATCATTAGCTATAAGAGCAGCTAAATTAGCTACTAACGTTAGTTGGTTAGCAGTATTTACTACATCAACAACTCCAACTAAAACGCCATCATCATAAACATTCATCCCTGACTGAATATATGGATTAGAAACTTTATAAGTTACAACTTTTTGAGCAGCAGCTGATAGATTTGCTGTTGCACTAGTTACTGATCCAAAATTGTTACCTTGTTCTGGTGAGATACCTACATACAAACTATATTCTTTCCAACTATTCTGATTTACATTAAAAAATGTTAATGTTTGACCAGCATTCATTTGAACAGGTTTGTTTAATGTTATAGTAGTATTAGTTGCATGTACAACTTGCTCAACTATAAGATTATCATTTATAGTTATTGGGCTAGGAGCTACTGTGGGTCCTGTGATATACATACCTCTTTTTATAGAAGCATTAAGTGTTAATACTATAGTTACAGATGTAGCCGCATTAGTAACTGATGTTGCTGTTGTTGATTCTGTTATTTTAACTGTACCGTCAATCAATTGAGTACCACTGACAACTGGTGTAACACCACCTTTAAAAGCTTCAGTATAATAATTTCTAATCATAATGTTTTATTTTTTTTTTTTATTTAACATTTCCATCTACGTCTAGCGGCTTTACCTCTTTCACCGGTCCAACCTTTTGATCTAGCGCAAAATGATTTTCTTCTTTTAGCAGCTTTACTACCAGGTTTAACTTTACCTGTTACTGCAGTTTTTAATTTACTACCTGGGTTTTGTTTTCTATACTCTTTAACACCCTTATCAGTCATACCAGCACCTTCATCAGCACTTCTAAAATTTCTTCCTTTACCTTTAGTTGTTTTTCTAAGTCTTGTAAAAGGAGATCCATGCTGTACGTATGCCATTATATTACTTTATATTTTGTTTTACTATTTTCTTTGTAAGCTTGTAAACATCGTCTTCTATTAACGTCTTCTGAAACATAACTTACATGTACCCAGTCTGGATTATTTTCTGTTCCAAACTCCCAAATCATCTGATCATAATCTAAATTATTTTTAATATACTCGTACATTTCTGCATTAGTTTTATGACCGTATTTATCATCTATGTCAATTGCACATCCTATACAATGTTGTGAGGTTGTACTTCCGCCAATAGCAGAATTTAATTTGGGTGAGCGATAGAAACTATTAATAGCGATTGGACCACCTACAAATTTACGTAATGGTTCAAAAACTTTTTCAGCAATAGTTTTCATGTTAATCAAGTCTAAATCACGAGGTGTATTATCAATATTTAACCTAGTGGCTGTGTTAGATTTAATCCCTTCTTTAAGCGAGATGTGTTCACTTATTCTATCACTCATTTTAGTGAGTTTTTACTTTGCTAAAGAACTGATTGGTCCTGCTTTATAAGGTACATCAGCTTTCATAACCTCCATACAGTTGTCACCGTATCTTGAATTACCTTTTACAAGCGTTCTACCTTCTTTTGCTAAACCTGAGTCCCATATAGCGTTTTGTCCGTTTTGTCCTGGTTTTTTTATCATAATATTTACATTTTATCAGAGTACAAGCTATTAACACCTTGTTCATCTATATTTGGTGATGTTGGTACAGCCATTGGAGGGTTCATGGCTGGTAATATACCTACTTTATCTAAACCATCTGGTTGAGCAACTGTTCTACCACCTCTATCTACAGATAAAGGATCAGTTAATATTTTAAAATCATCAACTTGATTCTTACCCATAAAACTAGGTGCAGGATCAGAAGACACTCCTCCTACTTCAGGCGGTTTATCATAAACAGGTTTTTCTTTTTCAGAAGAATGAGTGTGACCAGGTTTAGACGTATCTTTTCTGGCATCCATAGCTTTTTTAATCAAGTCTGAACCTATATTAGAAAGTAATCCCATTATTTTAGTCTAGCTTTAAGCTTTTCAATTTTTTTGTGAATAATTTTGTTGTAAGAAGATTCTTTTTTTACAACTTCTTTTTCTTTTTTTCCCATGATTATCTGTTTTTATCTTTATTAACGTGGTTTATAGACGTAATCATAACCTTGTCTATATAAGTTTTACCTTTCATTATTTTATTTCTAGCGGTAGAAGTTGGTATATCTTCTTTACCAAGCATGATACGGTACATGCGACTTATTAGTTGTTTACACTTAAAGGAAACTTTATAAATATTATACTTTTGTGTTGTGCGGTTGTGTTTTCTCCAAACCGTTATCCAACCTTCTTTAAGTAATCTGTTCCAGCGTCTGTTATCCCAACTATAAGAATATGTACCGATTTTAAAATCTTCTCTAGTAAAAAGATCCATGCAATCGAAATAAATTAGTAATTCTAAATCAGCATCGTTTAAATCATTGTTCTTACAAGCCCATTTTCTTATGATCCTGTAATGTTTTAAAATATTTTGATCTCGAATATCACTTGGTTCTAATCTCATAACACAACAACTACGTGTGCTATGTTAACAACTTGATATATTTCTTTTTTAATTTCTATTTGATGTGCGTTGTTTTTATCAAAATAAATAACATCATTTTCTTTAATCCCTACAACACTAGAGCCTACTGACAACACAGTACCCTCAGCATATCTTATATCTTCTCGTTGTTTTTCTGCTAAAAACAAACCGCCTTTGGTTTCAGAGACACCTTGTTTTGTCATGTCCACTATTAAATTATTACCTATTGCTTTCATTAATTCTAAGATTATTGATTACACAATCGGTTGATAAAATAGTTCTAGCCACAGAGCTAGCATTTTTTAATGCACTTTTTGTGACAAGTAAAGGATCAATAATCCCTGACTCAATCATATTTACCATATTTCCTGTAACAACGTTTAGACCTTTACCTTCTTGATTAAAAAACTTTTCATTTTTAATACCAGCATTAGCAAGTATTGTATTGAAAGGAGATTTAATAGCTCTTAAAAGTATTTTTTCTAAAGAGTTTGAAGTATCTATTTCTTGTGATGCATTTAATAAAGCAATACCACCACCAGGTACAATACCTTCTTTAATAGCAGCTTTAGTAGCACAGATAGCATCTTCAACTCTATCACGTTTTTCTTTTAATTCAACTTCGGAATTAGCACCAACTTTTACAACAGCAACTTTACCTGATAACCTAGCTAATCTTTTTTCATTATTAACTACAATACCTGGGTGTTTAGCTGTTTTAAGTTTAGCTTTTATATCTTCAATTAAATCTTTGACTTCTTTATTCACCTCATGAACTTGCAATATGGTTTCATGCTCACTAGTTATTGTTTTCTTACATTCACCAAGTTGTTCAGGTTGTATTAAATCAATATCATCTCCAAGATCTTCATTGATAACTGTAGCACCTGTAAGTAACGCTAAATCTTCTAGTGTTTCTTTTTTATTTACACCATAAATAGGTGCATCGATAACATTTACTTTAATATTACCTTTTATTTTGTTCATTGCTAAAGCTGACATAACTTGTTGATCAACATCAGCAATAATAAGCAATGCTCTTTTATTCTTTATAGCATACTCTAAAACACTTTGTATTTTTCTTACATTTTCAACCTCTGACTCTACAATTAAAACTAAAGGTTTATCTAGTTCAGCTGTTTTAGTATCTTGATTAGTTACAAAATGTATATTTTTTAATCCTCTATCATATTGTACACCATCAATAGTTTCAAAATTAGTTTCTGGTAAATCAGAAACCTCTAGCATCACTACACCTGTTTGATCAACTGATCTAAAAGCATCTGCAATAATTTTACCAAGTATAGGATCATTATTTGTAGATATTGTAGCAACTTGATCTATCATATCACCATCTACTGGTGTTACTATAGAATCTAAGTAATCAACTACTTTGTTTGTAGCCGTAAGTATACTTTCTTTTACTTCTCTTGAGTTTTCTTTTGTTATTACTTTGTATGCTTCACTTAGTATAGCATGAGCCAATACGGTTGCTGTAGTGGTTCCATCACCTGCTTCACTAACAGTTTTTTTTGCGGCTTGTTTAAGTAATGTTGCTCCCATGTTTTCAACAGGATCAAGAAGTGTAATAGCTTCAGCTACAGTTACACCATCTTTTGTAATAATAGGTTGACCAGTACTATCTTCTAACATAACACATTTGCCACTAGCTCCTAGTGTGGAGCTAACGGCTTGTGTAAGTTTTGTAATACCAGCAAACACATTGTTTTTAGCATCCGAACCAAAGTTCAGATTTTTTACAATTGCATTTGACATAATTTAATTTAATTTGATTTGATTGATTGATATTATTTAAACGTCTTAACTACTTTAGGTCCTTTTAAGAAATCTACTTTTTTACCGTAGTGATCAACACTACCATCAATAGCAGTTTCAGCGGCTTTCATAGTTTCACGCCTCGTTACGTCTATCCATTTTTCGCAACACGGATCTTTTTCGGGATCACACGTGCAATTTGGGTCTTTGTACTCGGTTTGAAAATAACCATTAGGTAACTGAACAATTCTCCAGTTTTTCTTTTCAGCTAAATGCTTCCAATATTTAATAGTTTCTTCGGTAATCTGTGGTTGTTGGGGTTGGCCCATACTTGAGCTCAACGAATAAAAATAAGTCATTGTTTTTAGGTTTTAAGGGTTAAACATTATTTTATAGGTTTATGTCACTACCACAGTGACATAGGTTTAGTTATACTATCACTTGTTTTTTTACAAACTTACACTATTCTTCCACAGGTGGTACCGGTGGTGCGGGTGGGTTTTGCCACGTAAAGTATAAATCTTCGTTAACAGGTGTAATTTCTTTTTGAATAGTAGCTTCAATACTGGATTGCATAGACGGTACGTTTAGCACACCTTCAAGCCATCCAATTACTACGTTTTCAAAAGCTTCAGTGTCTTCGTAAGGTATAAAAGGATCTCCTTTTACATAAGTAAAACTTGTAGCACCTATTTGACTTGCTGAGTAAATTTTTCCACTAACATCTTCTGATCCAGAATACGTCCAGTGTACTGTAAAAATCACATTGTCCTCGCCTTCAGCTTGGATATGTGCATTCATTTGGTTAATTGTCCATTTGTAAGTTATTGCCATTTTATTTGTTTTTTAATATTTCTATTTCTGCTTTTAGTTCTTGTATTGATTTCATCAAAGCATACATCATATCAGTTGAATAAACAGTTTTTAATTCTATTCCATCTTCTGGAGTTTCTCCAAAACCATCATTGTTTACAAGTTCGGGTGCTATAGCTTCGACTTCCTGTGCAATAACACCAAGATTTTTGTTAGTTCCTTCTGGTTCATCTTTGTAATTAAATAATCTTACTGGGATAGAACATATTTTATCTAAATATTTTCCAGAGTTTTCAATATTGTGTTTTACTCTTTCATCTGATAGATTTACATTGTTAGCTGCAAAATTATATATACCTCCATTGTTAGCTATATAAAATCTAAAACCATTATACGAAGCATTCGTGTTATAATAATGATAATTTGTATTACCTGTAGATGACGAACTATTTCCTACTAAACCTATATAAGGAGCAATTGCATCATCGATATATTTAAAACCAAGACCAGACGTTAAAGAAGCACTTGTATTTCCAAATAAAATATGTCCTCCAGATGTTATACGCATTCTATCCGTATTGTTAGTTCTAAATCTCATAGAATTATCCGAATTTAAATATTCTATACGACCAATACCACTATTTGATGGATCAGAATCATCTGTGCCAAATTTTATTAAACAACTACTATTAGAGCCTGCAAAAATACGCATTCTTCCATACACACTTACGTTACCAGTTGTATCTATATTAACCCCATTTCCTGCTCCACTTGCACCATTATTATATCTAAAATTTAATATTCCTCCACTATTCCATATATCCCAAGCTGCATTATCATAATCTTTTAATACAATTCCTGCTGTTCCTGCACCTATTCCATTTCTACCAACTACACCTAAAACTGTTCCTACGCTTGCAGGCGAACTAACAGAACCACCTACATTTACATTTCCTGCAAAAATTGCGTTTCCACTATCATTCATTTTTAAATCGTATCTACCTCCACTAACCGCAACTGGATTAAAAACGTAAAAACCTTGAGAATCAATTCCAATTTGTCTATTATTATAGCTAGATGAACGAAACTCCATCATTCCATTAAGTCCACTATAAATATTTCCTGCAAAAGTTGCATTTGCAGTATTATCGAAAGCTAACGCTGTATAACTAGGGGTTCCATCAGTAGAGCTAAGAATAAGCTCAAAGGTTCCTGCTGTATTTACGTCTGCACCATAACATCTAATTTGACTTTTAGTTGTATTTTCTTGTGAAATTTTAACAGAACTTGCTGTGTGTGTTAAGTTTTGACCTTTAGCAACAAATATTTTATCTGTTGTTACGATTCCTGTAAAAGCTGCTCCTGTTCCATTTAAAGTTAAAACATTAGAATTATTTATTCCAAATAAATGACTTGAACCTGTTGGAACATTATAAAACCAAGTTCCTGCTGTTCCATCTCCACCTATCCATCTATCTGTTGCACCACCTGTATTTCCTGTAGTACCTTCAACACTTAAATATCCATTTAATAATACATTTTTTGCAAAAGTTGCATTTCCAATATCATTTATAACTAATCTTCCATCTCCAGCCGCATCATCATATATTTGAAAATTACCAGATGTATCTGATAAAATAGAGTAAACTTTACCACTACCACCTGAATTTTTTAATTTAATACCTGAATTAGTTCCACCTATTTCTAAAGCATAAGAAGCTGCATCTGTATTTATACCAACTCTAAGATTTGATGAAACTCGTAATACGTTATTTATATTTGATAAGTTTGCCATTTATTTATTTTCTAATATTTTTATTCTAGCTTTTAGTATATCGTTATCTGCTTTTAGTTCTTGTATTGACTTAACTAATAATGCCACCATATGAGTATAAGCCAAAGCATCTGGAGTTCCGTCTTCTGCATATTGTACAAATTCAGTCAATCCTAAATCGTTAACATCTTCTGCTATTAAACCTGCAAATTGAGTATCGCCATCATCTTTACCTTTATAGTATTTAGGTTGTAATTGCATTACTTCATTTAATCCTTTGTCATAATCTCTAACATCTGTTTTGTATTTTAAAGATGAAGTTGACCTAAAAATTTGACCTCCTGCACTACTTATGTGCATATTTGCAGCAGACGCAGTAGTATTGTTATAAGTGGCAGCAAATTCTATTTGACCCCCAGATGTTATACGCATACTTAAAGAATCACTTGTATAAAAATCAATAGGTTTATATCCTGCAGTACTTAAATATGTTGCTCTTAATTCAAAAGCACTACCAGTATTTGCAATAGACATTCTTGAATCATTTGCATTTGACCAAAAATATGCAGTTCCTTGTTTTGATGAAGTAACTCCTAAAAATAAATTCCCTTCATTAACAGTTACATTTCCAGTTGTATCAATAAACATACTTGTAGAAGTAGTTTGAGCCGTGCCACTAGTACTTGCGTTTTTAAAATATATTTTTCCATCTACTAAAATTATAGATGAACCCGCTACATTACTTGTAATAGCTTGAAATACACCAGATGAATTTAAATAAGTATTTTGACATATTGCTATTTCATCATCTGTTCCATAAGCGGCTATTTGACTTGACTGTCCTATTTGTAACACTTTCCATCCACCACCTGAAGCAGTATAAAGATCTGATGGTATAGCAGTCGTTCCTATTCCTACGTTTCCATTTGGAGTAACAGTAAAAAGAGTACCATTAACATTTTCATTTAAATCAAAATTACCTGTAGTATCATTTCTGTCCATATACCAATATGAACCTGTACTATTTGATATTGCTAAACTACCTCGAACGTCTAAAGTTTTTACTGGGTCAGTTGCATTTATTCCTACGTTGCCGCCATTAAAATAAGAAGTTCCTGCTGCATCTAAATATATTTTATCAGTTCCACCATTGGTTTTTAACAGTAAAGCACCTGCTGAATTACCATTAGCGCTTTGTCCTAATTGAGCAATTTCAACTGTGTTACCAGAATGTGTAACCGCTATTTGATCTACAGTAGAGCCACTAGCCTTAACATTAAAACGAGCAGTAGGTGAAGTTGTTCCGATTCCGACTTTGCCTGAAGTATCTATTGTAAAAGGTTGAGTATATGTTATAGCATTACCCGCTGTTCCGCTTACCGCTTGTCTAAAAGTTAATTCCTGTGATGAACCACCTACTTGTAAAACCGCTGCTGGAGCTGTTGTTTTATATTTCCATCCACTATCGTAATAAGCATTTGAATTTACATAAGTTGCACCAGCATAACCCCATATTCCACCATTACCTTTTAAATCCAATGAAGCAGACGTCGATAATGTATGCGCAAAAGGTGTTACTCCAATTCCTACGTTTCCAGAACTATCTATAATAACAGCTTCATTAAATGTACCATCTTTTCTAACTGCAAACCTCAAATCTGATGTTCTATTTGCCGAACTTGAAAAATCTTCTATTGCTGTTGATTGTATGTAAGAACCAGCTATGTTATTAGCGGGTGCAAAATATAAGTTAGCAGTATTATTTGAAGTAGCATTTGTGTTTGTTATGTATACGTTTGTAGTTGTAGCTTGTGAACTTCTTAAAAATACAGCATCCGATACGGTAGCGGTTATATCAACTGTACCTGAACCATTTATGGTTAACCTGTTTGTTGAAGCTGTAACAAAATTTAAAGTGTCAGCTGCTGATCTATGAATAGCAACACCCATTGATGGTGTAGCAGTATTTGCGGCAAATTGCAAAATACCTCCAGCATCAAGCTTCATTAAACCATTAAACGTTGCGTTAGCTCCTGTTAATAACCCACCAACGGTTAAACTACTTTGAAAAGTTGTAGGGCCAGAAACTACACCACCAGCTAAAGGTAACCAAGGCCCTGTACCAACAGTGTTTGGATCAACCCAGGTTGGGGCTGAATTACCATTTGATTTTAATATCTGGCCTGTGGTACCAGTTTGATCACTAAATCTTATAGCACCGGTATCTTCAACCGCAAATTTACCATTAATATTAGATAATTTTGCCATTTATTTTATTTAACCTACTATTTCTAAACTTTTTGTATAAGCTTCTTTTATTTCATCTGTCCAGTATATATCAGCTAAAGCTTTTACATTGTGTTCAATAGCTTTTGCTTCATTGTCACATTCTATACTTTCTCTATGGTAAGTTTGAGATAAAACTTGACCATCTTCAATAATCTGGTCAGCATATCTAACTTGTATAGTTTTAAATTCTCCTACTATTTCAATTTTGTCTTGTATTCTTTTTTTAGATAAACTCATTTTGTTTATTTTTAATTATTAATTATGATGTAGTATAATAGAATCCTGATACCATTATTGACCTTGCACTTGCAACTACCCAAGATGACCTGCCTGTACTATTATTTTGTGTTCCATTCCAATTTGTACCATCGTGATACCCACCAGAACAATTTAAAACTCCTGTTGAATGAGTAACATTTCCAACTCCATATCCATTAGAAGTTATAGCAGTAAAAGGAAACCCTGCAATAACTGCTGTTCCTGCAGAAGTAGGACTCCAATTTGGAATATAAACTGTGTATGTAACTAATTGTCCAATTTTTCTGTAATTAGCAGTAACTGGAAGACCTACTCCATCATTGTTAGTTGTAGCAGTAAAAGTTCCTTCTTCATAATCATCTAAGTTATTAGCTGAAGCATTAGTTCCAAATCTAATTCCTTTGTTTGCAAATGTATGACCGCTTGTTGCATTTAATCTAATTTCTCCATCACCTCTTACCGCAAAATATTCAGCACTACTATCTTGATTTTCTACATATAAAATATGATTTGCACTTGATGACCCTGCACTTAGATAAATACCATTATCTACCGTTGCGTCAGATTTTACCCTTAATCTATATGGAGCACTATTTGCACCCATTCCGATACTACCATTATTGTCTATACGCATACTTTCTGCAAAATTACCGCCTCCATCCGATGACCTATAAAATACAGTTGATCTTGCGGTATCAGTTGCAAGTAATCTAATATTTGCATCTCCACCTTTTGCATCAATAGAAATTGATTGACTTGCATACGCACCAGTTCCTCTAAAAACTCTAAACGCTTCACTTGTATCATTTACAGGATAAATATTAACTTGCCCTGCATTTGTAATACGCATTTTTTCTCCAGAAGCAGTATAAAATTGCATTATATCGCTAACGTGACTATAATTAATTAAACCATAGTTTCCACCAGAACCATCAGCAAACAATATTCCTCCTTCTCCATTAACATCACCTCCATTTAATTCAAGATATGTTGTGCCAGATTTACCTGTCATAAAAGTAGTATTACTTCCGCCCCTTGCGGTATTATAATAACCTACTTGTACTTGCCCTGCATTTGTAATACGCATTCTTTCTGTACCACCAGTATCAAACCTTACATAATTATTATCAAACACTATCATACGCGTAGCGTGTGCATCATCTCCAAAAGAAGCACCTCCTGTACCTCCTGTAACGTAAAGAAAGTTATTACTTCCATGATTTATGCTACCAGCTGGAGTACTTGTGACTGCTGTTGTAGAAAAAGTAATTACACCGTCAGATTTTATACGCATTCTAGTGCTATTGTTTACTTTAAATGACATACTATCGTCATTATGGTCATAATCTATTCCACCATGAATTGATGAATCGGAATCACCAAAATAAATAGTTGAGTTAGTAGTTGTATCACCTGTTTGGATATAGTATTCAGAATTACTTCCTGCTTCACTTTGTTGATGTAACAACCCATTTGGGGAGTTTCTGTTTATTCCTAAAAATCCATTATTTAATAAAGTCATTTTAGTCTCTACTGTGGCAACTGTACCTGCTGTTCCTGAACTTGCAGTACCCCAAACCATATTCCCATCTTCTATACTAAATCTACCTGCTAAACCATCCATTACATATCTAAAAGCAGTTCCAGTATCAAGATATAAATTTGCAGCCATAGTTGCTCTGTCGTCATTCACGTTACCCAGTAAAGTCATACCTTTACCAAGCTGTATTACATTTACAACATTAGAATTAACATTTGGCGTTATTCCGATTCCGACGTTTCCAGAACTGTCTAACTCTAAAGTTTGCGTTCCATTATTTCTAAACTTATAAGAAAGTCCAGGACTATTAAAATTAAAAGCTCCACCAACCATGTTTATATAACCTGTTTGAGCGGCATTATTTCTAGTAATAGCTAAACCATCATTGAAACTACTAGTTTGAGTGTCTTTAATTTGTAGTATACCAGAAGAATTATTTGTTTGACCAATTAAAACATTACCTCCGTCAGTGACGATGAACTTATTATTTATATTAGATAAATTAGCCATATTTTATTTTATAATGCTGCAACTGTTAAGTTTTGAGGAGATGCACCTAATATAACTGTTGTAGATATATTAGCACTTATTGATCCAGAACCGTTTGCAATGTTGCACGTTAATACATTAGTAGCTCCCGTAAAAGTAGGGGTAAAGTCATGACCACCATAAGGTCCTGAATCTACTAATTTATTGTAAACTACCGTTGTACCGTATGAATGAACTACCGTATAAACTTTTGCTACCGAATAAGAAGCAGTGTTACAAGTGAAATATACTGTAAAAGCACAAGCACCATCACCTCCAGTTATTGAAAATATATTTTCATTTGAACTAGCATTAACTGTATCATCAAAGTTATATGTACCACTGTTTCCAGCATCAGCGTGAATTATATTGCCATCAACTTGTAAATTACCATACACTCTAGTTCTAGTTCCGTCGGCTGTAGCATCTGTAGATTGATAAATAGTAACACCTGGTACTGTAGCTGTTCCAGCTAAATTATCAGGGCTAAAACTTATATTACTATCAAAACTAGCTTTAGTATAACTTCCAGCTTTATTTTTTAAATTAATACTACCATCGTTTTTTAAAGTCAACGATCCAAAGCTGTTTATTATTTCACCACCACCGCCTACATTTTGCGTTATTGTAAAATTATTAGAATCTTGATTTAATAATATGGTTGGTGGAACATTAGCATCTGTGTTGACTACCTCAACACCTGTCGTTGTAGTTTTAAACCTTGACAATCCATTATGATAAAGATCTACAGCACCATTATGAACAAACTGAGCCATAGTCTCACTATCAGCTGCATTGTTTATACTAAGAGTGTCTGATAAAATAGTTGACGATCCAGTAGTATTCTCTATACGAGCGCCTGTTCCATTATGAAATATTTGTAAATCATTACTATTACCAAAAAACGCTTTACTATTATTTGCAAAAGTTATATTATCTCCTGAACTTACTGCAATATTAGTACCATCAGTTATATTGCCATTCTCTAATACTTGTTTTAAGGTTTCATTACCTAAATCTACAATATCTTCTATAGTAGCTTTTTTAACACTGTTTATAGCACTACCACCTGCTTGATCACCAAATATTAAGAAGTCACCAGTTCCAGGAGCTGCGGTTGTTGCAGCCTCTATAAAGTTTTTAATTGTACCAGAATTATCACTATCATCATATCTTAAAGCTGTTGAAACATCTTTAGTTGATAAAGTTTGTACAATACCAGTTCCACTATTAAAACCTACTTGATTACCATCTGATATAGTTGCAGCAGTACCACCATCTACATCTAATAACCAGCTTTCAGCTGTAAATGTTTTTATAGAAGTTAATGTAGCTTTTTTAAGAACATCACTAGCCGCACTGTCATTTATTAATATAGTGTCCGCGCCTACTGGTGTGGCTTTTGTAGTGGCTTGATTTATTAAATTATTTGTATCAGTGGTAACAGCTATTGTAGGAACAGCGGCTGTACCAGCTACCGTTATACCATAGTCACCTGTTATGCTTGTAACTATACCTGTAGTAGGTGTTTCCCAAGTAGGTGGAGTTCCTGCAGCACCACTTGATGTTAATACTTTTGTTCCATCACCATAATCAGTTCCTCCAGCACCTAAAGCAATACCTTTTTTAAATATACCTGTTGACTCAAAAGTAGTTGGACCGTTTAATGTAACCGTGTCAAGTGCAGCATTATCACCTAATGTTGTATCGCCTTGTACTACTAAATTACCGTTAGTACCTATAGTCACTGTTGCACCATCATCAGATATAAGACCTGTACCTAAAGTATTTGTAGATGTCCATAAGGCTAGTTTAGTTGCAGCACCAGATCCTAACACCTCATTTGATTGATCTAGCTTTTGCCATTCAGTCGTACCAGAACTAGCAACATATATAACCCAGTCACCTACAGCCCAAGGAGATAATTGAGTACCACTACCACCGTTAGGCTCTGCATTACCAGGGGTATTTACTATATAAAAATGCCCATTTACTTTTTTGCCAGATTGTGTTAAATCAGGGTTACCACCATCACTTGAACCACCTTCAGCAGAGTTTCTAGCATCCCATGTTCCTTCGTAAGATAAACCTGTTGTTGAAGTTATTTGTCCTTGTAATTTTGCCATCGCAGCAAGTATCGTATCAGAAGCTGAAATTGCACTAGACGTAGGGGTTGGTAAATTAGTTAAAGCTTTTGCAGTAACCGTTGTGTCAGCAAGAGTTGTAGTTAATTGAATATCACCTCCACTTGTATAAGTTACAGCATTACTTGCTACACCTTGTGTTGCACCAGAGCCAGACAACAATTGTATTGTACCAGCAGTGGCTAAAGCAGTTGCTGTAGTTGCATTGCCTGTTAAAGGCCCAACAAACGCAGCTGATGTAATACTTACATAACCCGTGTATGTACCAGAAGATCCTGTGAAAGTTCCATCTGTAAATGTACCAGCAGTCATTGTACCGGATATACCGACACTATTATTTAAACCAATAGTTACAATACCTTTGTTAGTAGCAACTGCAGCTGCGGTAACTGTTATGTTTGAATCACCATTAAATTCTAAATCATCATCAGCTAAATTTAAAGCAAATGGTCCTGTAGCATCACCAGCATATTCCAATGTTTGACCTGCATTGTTTAAATCAACATATCCTTTAGTTGCTGCATCTGATGAAGCTGTTGGAGTAGCTACTGTAAGTTTACCACCAAAAGAAGCTTGAGCAGTTGAAAATGCTCTAAACACACCATTAACTGTAAAATCAGTACTTTCAGATTCAAAATCTGATTCACTTATTCTAGCAGTTATATTACCATTTGAACTAAAAGCAACAAAACCAGCACCTGATCGATACATACCAGTACTGGTATCACCTGTAAAAGTAAAAGTAGGTGCACCTGATGTACCAGCTGGGTTTTCTACTATACCGTCTGTTTTAACACCAGATGATGTTGTTTCGAATTTTTTTGTTCCTCCGTGGTATAATTCTACGGCACCAGCAGCACTAGCACTTATTGTTTGAGTTGTATCTGCTTCGTTTCTTACAGACAATAAACTTGTTTGTAGTTTTAAAGCACCAGGGCTTCTGTCTATTATTATACTATTAGCACTATCACTGTATATTTCTAAATTATCAACAGCTGTTGTACCCATTAATATTTTAGATGTATTTGTAAAAGTAATGTCATCACCTGCGGATACAGCTATATCTCTACCATTTGTTATATTACCAATAAGTAATGTTGCGGCTAGTGATTCAGCACCTGATGGGTTACTGTCTACATATGTTTTAATTGCAAGGGTACTTGCTATGTTTGTATTAGAAGCACCAGCAAGCGTGGTACTTGTTATTACGTTTGTTCCAGAGACTGCCCCGTTTATTACTAAACCAGTTAAATTACCAAGGGATGTAATGTTTGGCTGAGCAGCTGTTTGTAATGTACCGGTTATAGCTGTGGATGTAAAAGCTGTGAACCCAGTACCGACACCATTTGATATTGTCATTGTACCATCGGTAAATGATCCAAAGGTAGATGTTCCTGTACCTTGTACATTTGTAAAGTTTGTAGCAGGTTGTTGAAGGGCATCACTACTAATAGTAAGTACTGCACCTAAACCAGTGGCTCCACCCTGTACGATGTCTACAATACTTTGTATCGTAAAGTTTTTTGTTGGTTTACCCTCTCCATTTACGTCTGTACCTAAAACTAAATCATCAGATGTAGGCGTTACTGTAGGGTATGAGTATATTATTGCCATGTTATATTAGTTTTGTAATGATTAATTGTGCAGAGGGTACGTCTGTTCCCCACGAAGCAGCTGTTGATTCAGGTTGTAGTGTTGCTGCAGCCCCTGATGTTGGGTTTTGTACCCAAAAATTGTAATATACAGAAGATTGCAACACACTTATATAAGATGTTATATTAATTCTCTCTCTTGCTGTTGTAGAATTAGATAAAAACTTAACCATAGAGGTAGGACCAACCTGAGTGGCGCCATCCTGTACTGTTTTAAAGTTTAATATGATGTTGTTTCCACTAGTAGCTTGTGCATAGTAAATTTGCTGTACAACATAGCTACCCATTGTGTTAAATGTTACCTTACCATTAACATCAATCATGACATCATCGGATGAAGTACCCTGTGCTGCACCAAAAGTTAGGATTAAACCGGTATTATTGTTACCCGGAGTGATCGTTCCTGTGTTGGAAGCTGATAGCTTTTGTGTGTATTGTTGATCGATAAGAGATTTTACGTCTGTGAAGTTGAATTGACACGTTGGGTTGTTTAATACTGCATTACCCGAACTGTCAAATACATTAGATCCTAGTACTTTGTCACCAAGCTGTGGTGTTAGTAAGGGATATGAAGAGATTTGTGCCATATTTTTTTTATTTATATTCTGTCTACCGTGTAAACATGTGAATTTATGAGTTTTTCTCTAACGGGCTTTTGTGAAGCGCGCTATGCTTAGTAATATCACACGTTTTTAACTAGGTTTACTCTTATATATAGATGCATATTTTAAAAGTGTGACACTAGCCTGTTACTATACTACCTTAATAGGCTTATGTCACTATAAAAGTTGTTAGTTATATAGAAGTATGGTGTTACCCCTATACTACTGACTACCAACGTGTTACGCAAAATGATTTTAAATTATGGGGCCCCCCAATGTTTTTTTTAATTTTACAAAAATGTTTTACCTTTTTTCTTATTTTATAAATACATGTTTATGTTTTACATATTATAAACTAACTAACTTATTATACAAACTAAATACGACTTCACTTGGATAATATATATGAATAACAAAAACAATATACAATATGACTTTTACAAAATTACAATCACTACTACCAAATGATGAAATTCACTACAATGATAATAACAAATCAGAATTTATACTATATGAAAATACAATTGATGATTTCTATAACACAATTGAAATATTAAATAATAATAATATTAAATATATAATAGAAACTGATGAATTAAATTTAGATACTATATTAATATAATAATATATATATAGTGACAGTGTGGTATACATACAAACAAATATAATACAATAAACAATATTACACTAACATACAAACTAAATACGACAACAATTGGATAATATAAATGTAACTAATAAACTAATAATAATAAATAAAATATAATACTATGACTAAATTAACTTCAAAAAGATTTGTAATCAGAAAATCACTAATCGGAAAAAATGTAACTATCGAATTTACTAACAAAAAAGGTGTCAAGCACACTTACAATCATGATAAAGCGTACAATATCATGAAAGCAAACTTAGAAAAAATGGCTTGCTTCATAAAGTACAAAAGTTATACTGCTACTAATAATATTCCAGTAGTACTAAGAAATGTAGAATTAGTATAATCTACAACTTTAAGTTCCACTTGTTTCTATAAGTATAAAAATGCGAACAAGTAAAATGTCACTATGGTATACAAGTGTGTTCGATTCACACTGTGACAACTAATCTTAAATAAAATAAAATGGAAAATAATGAATATTTCTTTAATGTACACACTAGTATTTCAATAAAAAATACTATTTCCGAACTAAATCAATACTTAAATGGTAATATTACTAAAACCATTTTAAAAAAATCTTTAACAAAACTAATAAATAAAATTTAATAATATGAACAATAACAGAAAATTAACTCAAATGCAAAAAGGTAACTTAATACTTACTATCGCTTTAATAATCATACTAACAAATGTAATACTATGATCTACACTTTAAATACACATTACAGTAAAGAAATAAATCTCACTTGGGCTATACTCAGACAAATGACTGGCGAGCTTACAAGAGCAGACGTAGAAGGTATTATACTTACACACAAACTAAATACGATTACTAATGGATAATAATAATATGAAAGAACAATTTGAAGACTATCCCGCTTCACAAATACAAGACAAATTACAACAATGTCTTGACTACGAAGCAAAATACGGTGAGTGCATGACAGTCACTTCATGGAAAAAATGGTGTAACAGCTATGAATTTCGTAAACGTGAGTGGGAATGGCGACAAAATATAGTAAAAACAATTAAATATGGCGTATAAACAATGGAAACTCGAACAAGAAGCATTAGAAAATGCGTTCGCTAGACGACTACTAGTCGAGTATAATATCAAAGAAGTCACAACACAGCGTCAAGCTAAAAATGGTACAAGAGAATTTGAATTTCCTGTACCATCAAGAAAAAGATGGCCAAATGGCAAACGACTAAGACTAGCAGTGTATAAATCTGGTTATGTAAGAAACTGTAACAGTTGCTCATCTAACTATCAACTAAATCCAGTGTACAAATCAGAGCGTAGACAAATGTTTCTAACAGACGAAGGCACACTTAAAACATATATTTACGAAGGTGTCACTAGAGTTCCAATATGGAATACTATGGCTAGAATGAAATTTATGCTAGACTTCTACTTAAAAAACCACTATTATGGTAAATTATAATACAAACTAAATACGAATAATAAAGGATAATAATTATATATGAAAAAAATCAAATTCAATCAAGAAACTGGCAATGCTATTATCGAAACAGATAATGGCTACAAAGCTCTAACTAGACTACATCAAAACACAGAATACACAGATTACTTAAACTGGTATACTATAAATGATAGAATCTATGTGTAGTAATATGCAAGAGCTGAAGCAATACGTTGCTTCTAACAGAAAAAAGCGTGCATTTCAGCACTATCAGATCAACAAAGTGCATGGTGAATGCCAACCATTTACTGATCGCGAGTACAAACAAGTAAAACTACGAGGTAAATCATCTTATAGTCAAGTAAGTAAGTACACAATGCACAAAATGTGGCGTGATTCACATGAAAAATACGATTTAAAACAAGTAAAAAAAGCAATATTATGAGTAAAATGAAAATTATAGATGAAATAGCAGACGCTCAAGTCTCTTACATCAAAGAAACATTGTATGATTCTGTTCAGTGGGCTATTGATGGTTCAGAACTAGATCATAACAAACTAGAAGGTGACGAGTACAATCAATTAATGCACATGATTATGTCTGCTACAATAGAAAAATTACATGCGGGTTTAGATGAAGACTAATTACAAACTAAATACGAACATAATTGGATAATATAAATATGAGATGTAAATGTAACAACAAAATACCGGCAGGCAGAATAGCATTAGGTTATTCAAATTGTGTAAACTGCAGCGCAACACAGCAATATAGTTATATTCCTATTATTGCCAACAAACAAGTTCTTGAATTACAAATAGTAAGCCAAGAGCTAAGCGATCAAGTACACAAAGCTTGGCGTAGAAAATAAATAGCAAGCGGTAGAGGGCTTAGTATGGCAGTGGTAATTTAAACTGTTAAGCTAACGAAGATCCTCCAATGCTTGTTACAATCGAGGCGGCGGCATACAGGTCACGTTAGGTAGATCGGCGCAGTTATGAACCAAACGGATGGATACGACTGTGCCAGTACAAAACAGAAAGTGTGGATAAATGACAATACTAGTTAACTACCTGTCCACAACTGGTGCCTCGAAATGGGAGTGATAAGGTAAGTACTAATACCCATAAATACATGGTCGTATAGTAAACGGCGGTTCGACTCCGCCCACTTCCACTAAATGCGGCGTAGAGCAGTGGCCAGCTCGTCGGGCTCATAACCCGAAGGTCGGGGGTTCGAATCCTTCCGCCGCAACTAACATTAAATAATTAAATATGCCTAACATGAGTTACTGCAGGTTTGAGAATACTGCAAGAGCGTTAAGAGACTGTGTAAACGCTATACAAGATAATGAAGTCAATGATTTAAGTACCTATGAAGTTGATGGATTAGCAGAACTACAACTACTTGCTATGGATGTAGTAGCTATGCAAGACGAAATCGGTGAAATAATCGATAGTAATAAAGAAAGATTTGTTACAAACTAAATACGAATTAAAACGGATAATATAAATATGAAATTAAAAACAATTTATGACAAACTAAAACCAGGTTTTAAGTTGTCACTACAAGAAAATGCTAGAAAATATTCTAGCGCTAAAAGACTTAAGTATGCGCTTATGTCTGAAACATCATGGTATGACTTAACTGTAAGTCAAATATCTGATATATCAGTATACTGTGACATAAAAACTTACAATTTATCTGCTCAAGATATAATGTATGGTAACTCTATAATTAACAAATAATATGGAAAAAGATATACAAAACAGAGCGCATGACAAAGCTTTTGCTACTATATATTCACTAGACAATGACATTAGCAGGTTAAAGCAAGAAATAAAAGATAATCAAACTCCTTTTATTACGATAGAACAACTTCAAGGCGTGTTAGATCACACAAAAAAACAACGAGACGTGTGGGATTACATAGCTTCATTAATAGAAAAAGATCACGAAAGAGTAGATTATCTTGATATACAACAACAATTGTCTTAAAATAATGACTCGTGGTGTAACTGGCAACACGTCTGGTTTTGGTCCAGAAGAGTCTAGGTTCGAGCCCTAGCGAGTCAACTAACATTAAATAATAATAATATGAATAATTTTTATGATCAAATGAGATGTAAATTTACTCCTCATTTTGCAGCAAGCGTAGTTAAATCTGTGCTTAGAGTAGGCGGTTTTATACTGCTAATGTCATCTATTTCTATAGGTGTTACAATATTAATAATTGCTGAAGTAGTCAGTATAGTAGAAGAATTAGTATAATGAGTACTAGAAGCGTAACAATGGTGGTCGATAGATCACACGCAGAAGAACATGAAGCTGGCTTTGCACTTAAACCTCAATTGGTTAGTGATAAAGCTAATGTTCACATGTATCTGCACCACGATGGTTATCCTGAGTGGAGAGGTATAGAGCTTGCTAACTGGATTAATCACATGCAAGAATACAAAGGTTTTAACAACTTTGGTGATGGATCAAGAATAGCATCACATTTAGTACATGACTTTCATTACAATAGTCAATACCTATATCCTAATGTTGACTCTGTAGATCATGAATATACATGGATTATATGGGTAGGTAAACCCGACGTGTGGTTAAGTGCTTATAATCAGTACAATAATGTATGTGAATTTGTTGGCACACCTGATAAACTTATACACAGGTATAAACAAAAAAACATGGGTTATACAGACTGGACTGAAAAGTTTTTAGTAGAAACTAACGCGGTAAATAGAACTAAAATTACAAACTAAATACGATAAAATATGGATAATATGTTTAAAGAAGATCTAACGATCAACGCACAAAACATCTACGGAGGTATAAAATCTCACGAAGATGGAGAGTTACACACTCTCAAAGAAATGTTAGAAAGAATTGAAGCTTTAGAAGCTAAACAATCTGACATAAAATACTTTTTAAATAACCCTTCTAAACTAGGATTATACTAATGACAGACAAAGAATACGAAGAATTATTAGATAGAATTAAATTCGATCTATATCAAGAGTTTATTAATCCTGAAACAGCATCTTATGGTATTAAATACGTAGAAGACAAACCTATATATGAAGGTAAGTTGTCAGAACGCGAAGTATTACAAGATGAGCTTAGTAGATTATGCTTGTTACAAAACAAATTTATTGAAGACGAGCAATACGAAAAAGCTGAAATATACAAACAAAAAATAATATTAATTCAAAATAAAATAGATAAATTATGATTAAACCAATGCTCGCATACAAAGTAGACAAAAAACCTGTCGACTGGTCCGAGAAAGTATACATTCAACCTAAGCTTGACGGCGTACGTTGTGTTATAACTTTCGATGAAAAAGAAAACATTAGATGTTTTTCTAGAACAGGTAAAGAGTTTCACAACCTTGATCACATTAAAGACTCATTAAAACCTTGGTTTGAGTTTCATGATGATGTAATACTAGACGGTGAATTGTATAACCATGATCTAAGAGATAATTTCGAAAAGATTATATCATTAGTCAGAAAACAAAAACCAACTGAATCTGATAAGCTAGAAGCTGCAGAATTAGTACAATTTCATTGTTATGACTACATAGATCAAATGCATGATTACAGTACTAGAATGAATCAACTTGTTACAAGTGATATGTATTCTGATTGTGTTAAATATGTAGAAACTACTTTAGTTAATTCTAAAGAAGCTGCACAGATAAGACATCAATACAATCTAAATAATGGCTACGAAGGCTCTATATTACGTCTAGATGCTCCTTATCAATGCAAAAGATCTTACAACTTACAAAAGTTTAAAGACTTTAGTGACACCGAAGCTACAATTATTGGCTATGAAGAAGGTAAAGGCAAGCGTGAAGGTACTCTTGGCAAATTCTTAATGCAAGATGATGATGGCAACAAGTTTGGTTGTCCTCCAGGTAAAGGCTACAATTACAAGGCTCTAGCTGATATGCTTAAAAACATTCATGACTACATAGGTAAAACAGCTACGTTCACATATTTCGAACGTACTCAATACGGTAGTTACAGACATCCATTGTTTAAAACTATTCGTAACTATGAGTAAACTAGTTTGGCAATTATATCACGACAATATGATCAGCATGGAAGTTGCCAACATGCTACTTGATCAACATTATAACAGAGTAAATAAGACATGAATATATTTTATTTACACCCTGACCCGAATAAAGCTGCCGCTTATCATTATGACAAACATAAAGTTAAGATGATACTCGAAGCAGCACAAATGCTCTGTACAGCTCATCATCATTATGCTGAGTTGTATGAGTATGACGGTAGTTATATTCCTTACCGTAAAGCACATTATAATCATCCCTCAACAAAATGGGCAAGAGAAAATATGCAAACGTATTTTTGGTTATATGATTATATGATGGCGCTTGGTGAGGAATATACTAAACGTTACAATAAAAAGCATTTAAGTATAACTAAATGTGCTAAAGTATTGTTAAATCCTCCTGAGGGTATGCAAAATGGTCATTTTACAATGCCTCCACAATGTATGCCTGATGAATATAAAGTAACTTGGAACAGTTTAAAAGCTTATTGGAATTATTATATTAACGATAAAAAATCTATAATTAATAAAGATGAAAAACCTTATACTGAGTACCCTTTTGATGTCGACGATCTCGACGTCAGACTTGACAGTAACGGCAACTATATATCACGCTACCATCAAGCAAACAGACAGTACGCCTGATAGAACAGCTACAAACTTTAAAATCAATATGAACAATCCTGAGTCACACAGAATAATTGCTGTGTCTCGGGATCTTGAAGGTAAAGGCTTCACTATGAACAAGTTAGTGGTTGTTAGTAATGCAGGTAAAATGAATGGCCTTTGGGTCATAAGAGATCGAATGAACAAACGATGGACTAATAGAATAGACTTCCTGGTCGACGAGACATTGAAGGGAGGTAAATGGAATAACGTAAAAATTAAATTATATGAGTACAACTAAACAAATAAAACATTTAATGTCAACTGATGTTTTTAAAATAAAAACAAAAGTTAAATCATTTCAAAAACCTAGACGTGACAATAGGTCTAAGAATAAGAGAGTAAGAGGCTAATGTCACATTACGTATCAATACCGCGTCATTTATATTATTTAAACAAAAGGCGGATTGTATACAGACGTAATCCAATAACAGATAAACCTACATTAGAGTTTGAGTACGGTAAATTTTATGAAGAAGGTACTTATGAATGTTATGATCTGTTTCGTAGTAAAGCTAAAATTACTACATACAAATCATTAAAATGGCATCTGTTAGTCTTGTGGTATTTAAACCCACAATTAGACATGAACGAGTTTACAAAGCTATCTGAAACTATAGCTAATTATAAGTATGGATTTATTGCGTTTGATATACCTCCAGAATTACTTAAAAGAATAATATATGATGTGAGCATGTGTGATCTTGAAGAACCACCTAAAAATAAACTAAGAAAAGTTATATTTAATGACAATTGCCCTTTAGATCTGTCACAAAAACTAACGATCGTGGGTCAATTAATAGGTAGATCAAAAAGAATACACGAAGATGATATTTACCAATGTATGCTAGATATAAATGACATGGGTAAAAGAATAACTATAAACAGACTTGCAGGTTTGTTAAATTGCTCTGCTAGAACTATACATAGAAACATGAGTTATGAACTTAAAAAAGAAAAAGAACTTTTAAATCAATCAAATGAAAAAATATAATATACCTAATTATATTCGTTATAAAAACGATTTAATAATTAAACTAAAACTAATAGAAGATATTGATGTTCAATATTTAAGTCAGGAACAATTGCAATGGAAATTTATGCTATTAGTAGAAAACATAGCTCGTAAATTCTCTACAACACAGCAAGCATCAGGTGTTATGAGTATTAATGATCTTATACAAGAAGGTAATTTAAGTTTAACTAAAGCTATTAGAAAAATAGACTGGGTTAGATTAAGTGAATCAGATGATCAAGAAAAAACATTAAAGTCTTTTTTATCTAAACGTATTAAAGGTGGTATAAGACGTGCTGTTGATATAAACAGAGGCGATATAAGAATACCTGAGCATAAACTTAATGAAATACGTAAAAACAATGGTAAAGATCAAAAGATGGTTGCTATGTTTTTTAATAGTATGTTTTTATCTATTGATGATAAACCTAAAAATACTGATGATGAAGAGTCTATGATCTATCAAATTGCTGATAAATCAGAGCCATATAATATAGGTTTATTAAACGTTTATTTAACTGGTTTATTAAAAACTCATTTAAATGAAAAAGAATATGAGGTGTTAAGATTAAGCTATGGATTAGACTGTGAAAAACATTCAGCTAATAAAATAGCAGAGATATTAAACATCGAAGGAAGCAGTGCTTATGTACGTGTTTCAGAGCTTAAAAAGCAAGCTGTAGATAAACTAATTGATAATGTAGATCACTCGCAAGTACTTGATTATCTGTAGTTTACTTTTGTAAAACTTAATTTTAACATGTAATTATATAACTATGACCTTAAACCAAAAGCTGGCCACAATCCAGACCAAATTTAAATCGAAGAAAAGTAGATTTAATTCATTCGGCAAATACTACTTCCGCTCAGCCGAAGACATCCTTGAAGCAACAAAACCCTATTTATTAGAATTAGGAGTAACAGTAACAATTAATGAAAACTTAGTTGAGACTAGTCCTGTGCCTATTATTGAAAGTTGTGCTACTATATCTGATGGAGAAAATACAATACCTGCTACAGCATTAGTTGGTGTTGATCTTAATCAAAAAGGTATGCAGACACCACAACAGTTCGGTACTGCTTCAAGTTATGGGAAGAAATACGCATTAGGTAACTTATTCCTAATTGATGATACCAAAGATGCTGATGCAACCAATGGTTTACCAATGAACAAAGCAGCTATACAAAAAGCTAAAGACTTTGTACAAGCCGGTGGAAAGCTCGATGCTATCAAAAAGAAATATAATGTAACTCCTGAAATTGAAAAACAAATAACATTATAGTATGACTAAACAAGAGGTGTTAGATAAGCTTAAAATTGATGAGCATTACTACGGAGACTTTGGTAAACAATACCTTAGTAACTCAGATATATCAGCTTTGTTAAACAACCCTTTAGCACTTGGACAACAGTCACCACCATCGGCTGCATTTTTAGTCGGTGGTTATTTTCACACAGCTATACTAGAGCCTAATAAGCTTGATAAGTATAAAGTTGTGAAATCGTCTACTAGAAATACTAAAGCTTATAAAGACATAGCTGGAGGAGAGTTATGTCTACTGCAACATGAGGTTGACTCTATAGAATTAATGAGAGAAAAAATCATGAGCAATGACGTATGTAAAAGTTTAATAACAGGTAATGTTGAATATGAACAACCTGGTATTGTAGAACTTGAAGGACAAATGTGGAAAGGTAAAGCTGACATAGTTAATCACGATGAAAAGTTAATCATTGATTTGAAGACTACAGCAGATCTTACTAAATTTAAGTATTCAGCTTCTAAATACAATTACGATAGTCAAGCTTTTATTTATAGTAGTTTATTTGGTTATGAATTTATGTTTATTGTTATAGACAAAAAGACACATCAAATAGGTATTTATGACTGTTCACCTCAGTTTTATGAAACTGGGCAGGACAAGGTTAAAAGAGCCTGTGAGGCTTACGATCTGTTTTATAAGACAGACAGTTTCGATCCGAAACAATATTTTATTAGTAAAACCCTTTAATTTTATTTTATTATGGCAAGAGCAAGAAAAGTAACAACAAAACAATGTGCAATGACTGGAATGAATTTTCCTGTAACTGAATTTTACAAGAACAATACAACTGCAGATGGTTTGCACCCATACGCTAAAAAAGCAGATAATTTCAGAAGAAGAACTGGTGTAAACGCAGCAGATCTTAGAACTATGTTCACAAACCTATTTAATACAACAGCATAATGGCATTAATATTAGCAGCAAGCATTAATCTAAATGAAATACCTAAAGACAAAATCATTGTTGGTAAGAAGGGTAAATACTTACCTATCAGTATTACTCTTAACGATGAGCTTGATCAGTTCGGTAATCAGGGTCCAGTCATTGTATCGCAAAGTAAAGAAGAACGTGAAGCGAAACAAGCAAAGACATACTTAGGTAATGTAAAATTAGTATGGACCAACGGAGAAGTTAAGAAGTTTGATAACCCGCAACAACAAGCGGCACCGCCTGTAGCAGCTCCGGCAGCTATTGAAGATGATCTTCCATTTTAATGGAATGTGAAATGTGTGGACAAGGTATGACGCAGGACGAATATATGTTCTGCGACATATGTCCAGATTGTAGAGACGGTGATTAATAATTAAATTAAATACATGCAAGTAAACAACACGGAGATTAATGGATTTTTAATCGACCAGTTTAACCAACATAAACTAGATGTAGGAAAGACGCAGGGGATTTGTCCCCTGTGTTCACATGATAGGAAGCCTAAAAACCAAAAGGCTAAATGTGCTAGTTATGATTGGGAACGAGGTTTGGGTACTTGCCATCATTGTGATTCATCATTCCAATTACATACGTATCAACGTAAAGGATCGTCTGAGAAGACATATATACGTCCTGATTCGTTAAACGTTGTAGACCCAAAACAAATAACGTCTAAGGTCTTTAAATGGTTTGAGTCACGTGGAATATCTCAGAAAACCCTCGACGATCTTATGGTCACAGAGGGTCCTGAGTTTATGCCACAGACCGGCAAGTCCGAGAATACAATTCAGTTCAATTATATAGTAGGCGATGAGTTAATCAATGTTAAATACAGAGATGGTCGTAAAAATTTTAAATTATATAAAGGTGCTGAAAAAGTATTTTATAATATAAATAGTATTGTAGGTTTTGATACTTGTGTTATAACTGAAGGTGAAATGGATGTATTAGCATTGCATGAAGCTGGAATAACAAATGCAATATCAGTACCTAACGGTGCAACTCTAAACTCTAATAATTTAGATTACTTAGATAACTGTATAGATTACTTTGAAGATAAAGAAAAAGTAATACTAGCAGTAGATAATGATGAACCTGGTCAAGCTTTGCAACAAGAACTTATTAGACGTCTTGGTGCTGAAGTTTGTTTTATGGCAAGTTTTGAAGATTGTAAGGATGCAAATGAATATTTAATAAAATACGGTAAGGAACAATTAAAAAATAAGATTAATGATGCAAGACCTGTTCCATTAGAAAACGTAAAAACATTTAAAGATATTGAAGATGAAATTACAGACTTTGTTAAAAATGGTTTTAAGCCTGGGTACCAAATTGGCTTACCTAATTTTGATGATATTTTTAGTACTTATACTGGGCAGTTTATCACTGTTACTGGCATACCATCTAGCGGAAAGTCAGATTTCGTTGATCAGATGGTAGTTGGTTACAACCAAAGGTATCAATGGAAAACAGCTTTTGCTAGTCCTGAAAATGCTCCTACTTATTTACATGCTCATAAGCTTATGCGTAAGATATGGCAAGATATGCCAACAAGAAATGATATACATTCAGATAAATGGAATCAGATTGCGGAACATTGTAATGATAACTTTTTTCATATTGATATGGAACGTTATACTCTTGAGTCTGTATTACGTAAGGGTGCTGAGCTAGTTAAACGTAAGGGTATTAAATGTCTTGTCATAGATCCATTTAATAAGATTAGAGATGTTGATTGTAAAACCGAGGATGTAAATAGATATACAATGGAATATCTAACTAAGATTGAAATGTTTTGTAAGAAATATGATGTCTTAGTTTTTATTGTAGCACATCCAACTAAAATGTATAGAGATAAAGATGGTAAAATTGAAGAACCTACTATGTATAATATTAAAGGCGGTGGTGAATGGTATGATGCAAGTTATCATGGTATACTGGTCCACAGAGATTATGAAGCTAAAACAGTTAAAGCAAAAGTACTTAAAGTAAAGTTTCAAAACCTAGGTGAGAACGGAGCTGAAGCTCATTTTAAATGGGAACATAAATCAGGTTGTTTCATACCTCATCAACTAGCTGAGCTAGAAGAAGAGGCAATGCCTTGGGATTAATGAGTGCGGCTTGGAAGAAAAAAAAGGTTAACATTTTAGGGCCTGAATGGACTGATGAAGATCGTGAGGCTTATCACTGGTGTATAAACAACGGTGTTAAAATATCTCCTTTTGCAGCTAGTAATGAATATGATAATTATTACTGGTGGATAGACGTTGAGGTTAACGGAGCTAAGAAACGATCACCATTTAAATACGATGGTAAACAATTAAATACTAAAATATTCGAATTATATAGATTTTATTATGATAAAAACAAAATTTCAAACAGCAAGTGATGCTTTTAATTATTTTTTTCCAAAGATTATGTGGGATGGTGTTAAGTTTGATAACACAATGGCTTTGTTTAATATAGGTTTTTATATTGAAAAACCTTTAGATAACAATATATTAGCTGATCACAGAAAATGGAATAAAGAATATGCTGAAGCTGAATGGCAATGGTACTTATCAGGTGATCCTAATGTAGATAAGTTAGGAGAGATATATGGTAGAGTGCCTGAGATATGGCAACGAATGGTCGACGGTAATAATGAAGTAAGATCTAATTACGGTTGGCAATGGGAACGCAACTATCAATTAGATTATGTAGTTGCAAAGCTTAAGGATAATCCTAATACTAGACACGCGGCAATAAGTATATATGATGGTAAAGAACATCATTACTATGCTAAAGATACTCCATGTACTTATGCGGTTCAGTTTACAGTATTAAACAATAAACTAAATATGTCAGTTGTGATGCGTTCTAATGATCTCTGGTACGGTTTCTGTAATGATCAGTATTGTT